TCACTTGGTCGGCGTGACCTTTTTGCCGATCCTTTTCCTGATGTAGTTCTCGGTCATGACAACCGTGGTGTGCCCAAGTTGGTCGCGCGCCTGGAGAATGTCACCACTCGATTCCGCTTTGTCAGTACCCGCCTTAGCGCGTAGATCGCGCATCTGAAAATCTCCCTTCTCAACACCCGCCGCTTCTCTGGCCGCGTCAAACCTCCCGCGCAACATGCTGCTGGTCATTGGCTGACCGTTGTCCATAACAATGAGCCTGCTTGTTCGGATCTTGTGTCCGGCCTTTCTGGCCAGGATTCGATCAATCACGACCTTCAACTGCCCAGTAATTTCAATCCTCCTTTTCACATTGGTTTTACCCTGCATGACGGCCAGCCGGTTCTCGCGGATGTCACGCTCATCCATTTTTAGGGTGTCGGCGATCCTCTGCCCGGTCAGGTAGAACAGGTCTAGGGCATCCCGCAACGGTTGTTCGGCGTGCTCGTAGACGAGGGCGAACATCTCGTCCTCAATGTACTGGTCACGCCCAGCTTCCTTATGTCCCTTGACGCCGGCGCACGGGTTGGCCAGGGCCGTATAGCCACTGCTTCGGGCAAAGTTCCAGATCGCGCTGAGCAATGCCTTTTCTCGGTTGGCGCGCACTGGCGCTGTCTTGCCGCGCTGACGGAGATATTGAACGACATGTTGCGGCTCAATCGCCTCTAAAGGCGCTGGTGGATCATCGAAGAACTTCAGGAGTTGCTTAAGCTCCCGCGCATTGTCCTTCTGTGTTGCCGGGCTCTTAGTGGGCACCACCTCGTCCATGTAGATGTTTGCGACATAGGCGAACGTCAGCACTGCCTGCACCATGGCAGATGAGGCTCGACTCTTTTCCAGCTTCGCGTATTCGACAATCGCCAGTCCGTAGTCACTGCCCAGGGCGATTTCCTTCCTTGGAGATCCGCCGATGTCGTAGTAGTAATAGATGGTCCCGCTGCGCTGCTTGCGCTTCCTGAGGCGTGTAACGCTGTCAGGGTTGGTTGGCTTCCTTCCCATTTAACTCACCAGCCGCGGCTGCCATTTTGGCTTCTCTGCTGATACGGCAACCGCCTCGCCAGTGAGAGCGGAAGCGATGACGCATGGCCATCCACTGCGCTTGATGGTGTGGCGAATTCCGTTTTTCTTCAGTACCTGCAACTGGCCGGCTTTGGTTCTGGCGCCGGTGAGCGTGCAGACGTCTTCGTGCGACAGGAAGTGAATTCCGTCCATAGCTACCTCCCGCAGCCCATTTCGGGCCACGCTTCATTGATGTTAATGGGGTGTCCTTGCCGCGCTGGGCGGCAGAAGGTGGTTTATTCGTCGTCTTCGTCGTCAGCGGTACGCCCTGTCAGATCGAGCGCGAAAGCTTTCCATTTGTCCCGCTCTGCTTGGCTCATCTGGTTCCAGCTGGGCGCGACGTCCGACTTGATGATCTCGCCGGCTTTGAAAATCAGGGTTCCGCAGTTGCTACCGATGTCTTCATCGGCGAACCGTAGCGTTATTTCGGCTTCTGGATGAAGGCCGGAGAGCGCCTTGATTACTGGTTCGGGACATGACCACGCTGTATCAAATTGGAAAGCGCCCTGATCTAAATCAACCAGCTGGCTATAGGCGTTCCATTTGGTGCCCCACTTATCGCGGGCGAAATCCAGAGTGTGAAAGTGCCCAGTAGCACGCTTGTTTCGCAGCATCTGCACGAACTGTTCGAATTGCTCGTCGCTGCACCCTGAGATGCTGGCTCTGCTCCTGCTGTCATGCTGCAGCGAGGCGACTAGAGGATGATCATTCAGCGGGGTTCCGGTGATTGCTTCTGCGCAGGTCTCGGCCAGGCCGTCGATCCCGCACCAATCAAACTTACCTAGGAAGGGGATCAGGGTGTTGAAGTCGATCTTGCCTTCGGCATTCAGAAGGGAGGCGAGGACTTCTTTCGGGGCGTCGAGTTTGTTGGTGATATGGTTTGGCATGTGCATAGCTCCGCCCGCCGCTCACCGGCAGGCATGTAGGGGGATTGGGGTTGGGGCTAAAGGATTACGGTTTCCAGCTTTTGCCCACGCGGAAAACCATCATCAGGTTGTGATGGAGAGGGACCTTGAGAACGTGGTCGAAGAACTCGCCCTTGCCGGTGATGAACCCCGTAGGCACCTTGCTTTCAGCGGTACCGAATTCCCGCCAGCATTCTTCGCCACCGTTCTTTTCCCAGTAGGCGCGTTCGCGTTTCGGAATCTCATCGTAGGTTTTATAAAACACAGAGTGATCGGGGATATCACAGATGCGGCGCCATGCGGGATGGCGCTTGCACCACTCGGCGGCATGCTGAGAAGCTTGCTCGGTAGAGTAAAATTCTTTGATGTTTTGCTCGGTCATGGCCTGGGCCCTCGGTAGATGAACACGTAGGCGAACCAGAGGGTGGCGATCATGGCGTCACCCGCTTGAACTCGACCACCCAGACCCACGGGTTGGCTTGCCAGTCGCCGCCGACGGATGACCACAGCAGTTCGAACGATTTGCGCGGATCAGCGCTGTATGTCTCGATCCCCTCGACGTGCCACCAGTCACCCAGTTCGGCATGATCGGTGTACAGACGCACGCCTTCCGCCTTGGCCTGCTCTTCGCTGATGTCCTGCAATCGCTCGACGCGCACGTCGGTGATCTCCAGCAGGATGCGGCTGGCCCAGCGCGGCATGTGAATGCTTGGTCGCCACCGGATCAGTTCCTCTTCTCCCTCCCAGTCCGGTGTTCCATCGGCCCGGTAGATGATTTGGCAATCCGCTCGCTCTGCCTCGGGCACGCCTCCGTCGCGGAAGTCATTGATAAGGCAGGTCTCGCGCACCCAAAGCCGGTCACCGGGTCGTCCATGGGGGCACTCCGGGTTGGGCTTCGTAACATCCGGGTGTCGAATGAATGGCTGGCCCAGGCCGTAGCTGCCGATGTCGGCTTTCGAGCGGGGCTGAATCTTCAATGCCCGCCGCGTGACCGTCTTCCGGCCTTCCAGGATGGCGCGCACCATCGGCGCCGAGAACAGGATGGGGCGTTCTTTGATCTGGCTCACGGTGCCACCGCCTGGCGCACCCACACGCAGATAGGGCCGTCGTCGGTGTCGTGAATCGAGAAGATGAACCAGCCTTCGCCAGGAGGATTGGTCGGGTGCCAGGCCGCACAATCGGCGATACCTTCAGCAAGCCAAGACGCCTGCACTTCCTCTGACGCGTCGTATTCGAAAGCCAGTTCGCGCGCTTCCAGACCGCGCGAGTCAAACCAGGCGTATGGGATCAACTCGTCTTCGGTTGATGGCCAAGCCGGGTGGGTCCAGTAGCCGTGTGCGTCACGCTCAACTGGCTGCGATTGGATCAAAACAGTTTCTTCAGGCATGACTTCGTCCTTGCCGCTATAGCGGCTGACTTTGAAGGGGGAGTGGTTACAGATAGGGGTTGAGGCGTTTCAGCTCGTCGAGGCAGGCGTTCCAACCGTCCGCACTTGCGCGTTTCTCGACAAAGTCCAGCGGATCGAAAGTTCTGCGCTCAGGCATCACCACCGCTACCGGCGCGGGCTGCTCGGCGTAGAGCGGGCCAAGCTGGCGCACGGCATGCTCGTATGCGTTCCATCCATGCCGCCACCCATTCGCATACATGTCGTTCTCAGCTGTGCCAAGTGATTCGTCACGAGCTGGCAACCTCACTGCCACTGGCTCGCCCTGGGGCTGGGCGGCTGTCGCGCAAGAACCATCACAGCCGTCGAGTTGCACGGGGCACGGATGCGCATCCAGCAGGGCGCGTAGGAACTCTCTCATCCCTATCAGCGCTTCCTTGTGTTCGCTACGCGTACCGTTTACGAGGTCTTGCAGCATCTTGAGCGGCACGCCGTCAATCGTTTGGTTGGTGGTCATGGCTTCGGCTCCTTCAACTCAGGTACGAGCCTCTTGAGGTTCGGTAAGATCCAGGAGCAGCTCCATAGCCGGTATCTTTCGATAAGTTCGGCCTCGACTAGCATCTTCTGTTCTTCTGTCAGGCCGGCGTCACTGAAATTCATGCTGTAGCTCGGTCCTTTCGTTGCGGTCTTTAGAAGCTCGGCAGCTCGTTGTTTTCGGGTCGGGTTGTAGTACATAAATCACCTCAGCAAATCAGTTGTGCCAGTGCCAGCAGGCACCAGCAGTAGGCGGGGAGTTGGTGCATATCAGCCTTCCTCGCCGCAGCAGTCGGGGCAGTCCATGACATGGCCTTCCAAGAGATTGCTCGGTACGGTCTTCCTGTCCAGGCACAGGAGGCAGTTCGGCTCATTTCTATCCTCTGCTGGCTTGAGTGCGGCGTCGATACGGCGACAGTCCTCTCCCGTAACATGGGTATCGACCCAAGCCATTCGCAACATAATCAACAGGTCAGACGCCCGCTCATCCGCTGCGGTCAGGAGCTGTTGCAGGGCGTCACGCTCCTTGATTGCCTGGGCATGCTTACCGCGCCAGTGCAGCACCGCATCCAGTTCTTCAACCGTTTGAATTGGCTTGCTCATGCTCATAACCTCAATTGTCTGTGCCGGTGTAGGTGCGCCATGGCACCTTCACGCCGTTGACCAGAAAGCCCCAGTCACCACGCCACTTGCTGGTGATGAAGAGGGTGTAGACGCCGCCTGGTGATATCTGGTCGATGCGGTGGTACTCGCCGTGGTTGAGGCGGGCGGTGTCGCCGGCGCGCCGATCGATGTACTCGGTGGCCTGGGCGCCTAAAGGAACGTTGATGCCCGACAACACCGGGTCTTCGCTATCGAGCAGTCGCTGCTCCACATACCAGCCGCGCAGGATGATGGTGCGGGCGTTCCACGGGTGGTCGTGCAGGTCCCGGTCTTCGTCGTGCCGCATGATGTGGTGGACGCGGAACGACCACGGGCACCACCACAGCGCCGGCTTGTGCGTGTCGCGGGAGTAGGGGTTGAACAGCCACCAGCGGCCCATGTACATCTCGGCGCCGTCGGCGGACATGATGTGCAGGTAAGGGGAGCGCTGGGCGCGGGCGATGAGCCAGGCGGCAACCGCCGGGCGCGCAAGCAGCTTGGCGACGATGCGCCAGAACAAGTTGATCACGGGGAGTCCTTGCCGGGCCATGCCCGGGCGGTGGAGTGGGGGAGTTATGCGGCGTCAGTCGTTGTTGATCGAGAGCAAGGGGAATGCTGTTGCTGCCACTCGAGGAACTTGTCCATTGCCAAGGGCTTTAATTCGGTCCACCCGATGGGCCACCCCATCAGCCACTCGACCCATTCTGGGTTCAACTGGCCACCGACTGTTTCGTTCAGGGGCTTGCCACGTGTTTGGCTGGCCCGCTTGGCTTTGCCGGCTTGGGAGAAAACCCCGCTCTTTCCGTCCCGTGCCAGTGGAGTCGGCCAAAGCTTCACGGCTGAACTCAGCCCCCAGCCGGCATTCTTGCTGCTGCCAGGCTGGTTGTGGTTGCCGTGCACGGTTATCGTTGGCCACAAGCCAGCATCGATCGCGCTGATGGGGCGCTCCGCAGTCGGATGCTGAAACAATGCACCATTGAGCGTCATACCCCATTTCGGCAAGGTCACCGAGGACCACGGCAAGTCCTCTTCCCACAAGCAAAGGTGAGTTTTCCAGGTATGCCTTTTTAGGTCGTACCTCGCCGATGATTCTCGCCATTTCACGCCAGAGCCCAGAGCGGGCGCCGTCGATTCCAGCGCCATTCCCGGCAACTGATATGTCCTGACACGGGAATCCGCCAGAAACCACGTCAACAAGGCCGCGCCATGGTCTTCCGTCAAAACTGCACACGTCAGACCAAATCGGGAAAGCTGGGAGGGCTCCATCGTTTTGTCGTTGCGCCAGAACTTGTGCGGAGTAGGCATCACGCTCAACGGCGCCGACGGTGCGCCACCCGAGCAGGTGGCCGCCGAGTATTCCGCCACCAGAGCCTGCGAAAAGAGCCAGCTCATTCATTTATCCTCCGGGCAGCCGACAACCTTGCCGGCTGGCGTGATTCGTTCATATGGGGTATTACGGGTGACCGGCATGGGGCCAATTCAAGGAGCGAAGATGTTTGCGAAAATAGTTGTGGGGATACTGATCGGCTTTGTCGTAGGTTTCGTTGATTCTAAAGGACCATTCTGGACAAAGAGGGCTGAGACTATTCTGCAGGTCCTGATTCTCCTTGTTGGTCTCTCGTTCCTCGCGTCGTCCTTCATCGCCGGCGTAATTTACGGCGTGATGGCAATTGCCGAGATCGGTCTCGGCTTCTGCGCGTATGGAATAGTATTTAGAGCAAGAAGGGGATACTTCTAGCTTCCATTTAGTAGGGCTCCACCCGCCGGATGCAGCGAGTAGGGTGGGTTATTCGTCGCCGTCGTCTTCGGCGTTCATTTGGAGAGATTCAGCGAAGCCTGCTTGGCGTAATTTACGCGCCACGTTTTCAGATACGGTCATATCGTGGCGCGGAATTGCGAGCAGGTAGGCGGACTTCTCGGCACCAAGCGAGTGGGCGTGTGCGATCAACCGCCAAATGGTGGACCGGTCTTTCGTCTCGCCCAGGTCGGCGGTGAGCGCCGCCAGTCGTTCACGCATCCTCTCGCGGAAGTAGTGGCGGATGATGTCGGACGGGCCTTTGACTTTCGGCGCCGCCGCCGGCAAGTCGTCGGCCCGACCGTTCAGCACCAGCAGCTGCACCGCCTCGCTCGTTTCCTTGATCTTATGCCAGTGCATCAGCTCGTCGAGCATCTTCCGGGCGCCGTATGGCACCGTGTGCCGCAATTCCTGCTCGCCCAGCTCCTGCCGTTTCTCGGCAAGCCTGGCCGTTCGTTCTTCCTGGGTCACAGCCATGGCCTACCTCTTCTATTCCGCTGGCCGGCAGTGCGAGCCAGGTTTGACGTTTTCGTTGCTGGGTGCGGGCTATGCGGCGCATGAGGTGCTGCCGCGCCGCGCTTTTGGGTAGTCGATGCCGTGGGCGGCGATGATCCGCTCGAAGGCCTTATTGCCGATCGCCAGCTTTCCGCAGCACTGACGCCGGGTGATGCCCAACTCCAGGAAGGCACGGATGCGCTCGGCGAGCTTGGCGTCGCGGGTTTCGTCAATCTCCCTCCGCACAAGATTGTGGGCGCCGCCTCGGGTTGGCGCCTTGAACGTGATGTCGTACCGGGCAGCGTAGTTGTAGATCAGCCGTCGGCTTACACCAAGCTCAGCGGCGACCTCGGTCTGGGTGAGCGTTACGCCCAACTGGCGTATCTGCTCGGCCATCCTGAGGCGCGCCTGGGTGCGGATGTCGGTCTTGTCCAGGGGCAGGGGAGTAGTCTCAACTTTGCGCCGAACAAATGGTTTCGGCGCCGGCGGCATCTGGTTGCTGTAGGTGATCGGCTTGGGCTTGTAACCGATCGGCTCGGCCACTTCGATCTTGCCGCCGGCCGCCAGGTACTGCTCGACCTGGGCGGCCAGTTCATCCGATGCTGGCCGTAGTGCCTCGACCAGGCTGAGGTGGTTGCTGATCATGCTGCGATCCCCAGTACTTGGTTCATGCGGTCTTCGAGGATTTCGTAGAAGGTCTTAACCCGCTCGGTGATCTTGCGAATCATCGCCTCATCCCGGTACGCGCGCTTGATGAACAGCGGCATGCCCGGCCAGTAGCAAACAAAGTCGATCCACTCGCGCTCCGAAACCCACAGGCCACCCTGGCACTGGGCGACGTGTTCTTTTGGAATCTCGCCCGACAGGATTACTTCGACCTGAAATTTAGGCAGCTTGGTTTTAATTTCCGTCAGGCCCTTGGGCCCCACCAGCGAGTCAGGAGAATAGCCGGCGCCGTGGTTGAGGATGATTGCCACCTGGTTAGTTTCAACTTCCTCGCGCTGCTCGTAGAGCTTGCGGGCAACACCTTCCAGCTCGTGGCCGCGCTCTGTGTGGCGGTTGCCCGTGAACGTGTCGGCGGCCTCACCGGTGATGCGCTCGCCGATCAGCGTGTGCATGTAGGTAAAGGCGCCTACACCGAAACCGGCTTCGCCCTTACCGTTGGTAAGCAGGCATTCCAGTTCAGAGCAGGTGACGATACCCAGGCGCAGGGCCAGCCATTCCGGCGAACCCTGCTCAACCTCAGTGATTATCTGCATCATTGTTCTCCTGAGATGCGGCGTGTTGTGCTGCTGACTTGGTGAGCATGCCCAGCACCTGATCAAATACCGCCTTCTCAACGGAAGCCGGTGCACCATGAATTTTCTTAAATGCTTCCTTGGCCTTGTCGCTGCACTTATCCAGCAAGGTCGCCAACTGTGTGGCTTGGGCCGACGTGACGCGCGGCGTGATCTGGGCGGCCGGCCCGTTGCCGTCATCATCTTCGCCAGTAGTGGTGATGTTCAGCAGCAATCCGGCGGTATAGCGCTTGCCGTAGCTGACGCTGGAGGCCACGGCCTGTACGCCGTTTTTGCTGCCAGTGGCATCTACAGGAAGGACGATTGAGGTCACTTCACGGTGCCCGGCGCGGTGACTGAGAACGCCCTCAACCTCAATGCCTCGCTCGTTGCGAGGCGTGCGAAAGGTGATGGCGAACCCGTGTTTCGCCATTACCGGCTTGATCATCTCGTTTACGTCCTCCCAGAGCGCATAGGTGCTTTGGATGCGTCCGTTTTTATCCTTGATCCCGCCTCGCTCGCCGATTACGGGCATTTCCTCCTGCATCTGTGCCAACGCTTCGTCGTACATCTGTTTCGCGCTCTGCGCCTGCATGCGCTCATGCATTTCCATCAGGCGCTCAAGCTTGTTGATGTCGCAGGAAGGATCGGAGGCGGCGCGGCTGATTACCGCCATGATGCTGGTGTCGGAACTGATGGGAACCACCGCTTGGCGCCGCTGATCCGGCATGATGATTTCTGTGCTCATGGAAACCTCAGTATGAAATTGAAACGGCTGGAATCTTGCGTTGGGCGATCATGGTGACCGCCTGCTTGGCACAAGCCTCCGGCATGCCGCCGGCAATGAACGCTTCCAGGGCGGCGCGATTGATCTTCGCTTGGTGAGCCTTGTCGGCCTCGCGGGCTGCTGCCTGGCGCAAGATTTCGTCGGCGGCTGCGTCGGCGCGAGCCTTCTCGTCCAAGCGGGCCTGCTCAACAGCCCGCTTCTGGTCTTCGATGCCTTGCAGGCGGTCGCGCTCCGCCTTCTGCTCTGCCTCGACCTTTTCGCGCTTCGACTGTTCTGCCTTGCGCTCGGCGTCGGCGGCCTGCAACTTCAGGTCGTTCTCCCGCTTTTCGGCGGCGGCCTTTTCATCACGGACGCGCTGTGCTTCGGCTTCGCGATCCTGCTGGGCCTTTGCCTCGGCCTTGCGTGTTGCTTCCTCGGCTGCTTCGCGGGCAATGCGATCCTCGTTGTCCTTCTTGTCGCGGGCTTCCTTCTCCAGCCGCAGGCGGGTCAGTTCGGCCTGTTCGGCTTCGTACTGAGTTCGCTCGGCGTGCAGGGTGCGCAACTTCGCCAGGGTCTGGTCCTTCACCTGGGCAGCTTCGGCCAGGAACTCTTCCCAACCATCGTTGATTTCGATGGCTTCGAGGTCGGCGATCATCCGGGCAACTACGGACGCCGGAGGCGTTGCGCCGAACAGCGCCATATCCTTCATGCTGTCGATACCGTCGACGTGCTTATCTTTGCGCGCCTGCTCGGCGTTTTCCCAATCAGTCAGTGGCTGGCGGGTGGAATCGCGCAGGTTGTCCATCTTGGTGACGAAATCGCGCAACTCGGCCTCGACCACCTTCGGCATTTCCTTGAGGCGGCGCAGGTAGTCACGGCCCGGCTTTTCCACGGCTGCTTTCGACTTGCTGACTGTGGCGGCCAGGGAGGCGATACGCTCCCGGCCCTTGCGGGTGGTGAGGTCAGGCACCTCGCCGGTAACCTCGGCCTTCACCGCGTCGAAGAACTGGCCCAGACCGCCAGCTATGTAAATGGCCGGCGCGTTGTCGGCGCTGATGTCGTCGATGGTGATTACTTGCTGTTGTGCGGACACGGTGACTCCCTGCCGCGATGCTCGCAGCGATTGAAGGTGTGGGTTATTGAGCCTTGGCGAACGCCTGGGCCATTGCTGTCTGAGGCGAGGACTGCTCGACGACCTTTTTAGCCGCTAGGCATTCGGCATGATCGAACCACCCAAAGTGGCAGACGCCGACGTCGATGTTCATTTGGCCGGCGAGCCATTGGTAGGCGCCGGTTCGACTCATGCCGGCTTTCTTCATGTAGTCGTGAAAAACAGCCTTGGTCTTGTTGCGCACTGCTCGTAGCTTGTCGTCGGCTAGCGTGCCCAGCGGAATATCAGTGTCAGGGTGGAGACCTACATAGGCCCTGCACCCTTGGCAGAGGTAGGCGTAAGGCCAATCCCCATAACTGCGGCCGTTGTAGATTTCTGAGTTGCACACCAGGTGGACCTCATCACCGCAATAGCGGCAAACGGTCGGCGCAGGGATTGGATTCTTCACGCGTTTGAGTGCGCGGCGGCTGATGTGAGGCAGCGGTGCAGGCGCAGCAATGCGCTCGGGGGCGTGTGCCCGAGGATCGATCGACATGGTGTGTACCTATTGAGTGATCAGGCCGCCAATGGCTGGGCCCAGTAGAACGATGGTGAGGAAGGTCAGGCCAACGATGGCCGAGGTCCAGCGGATGGCGCGGCGCCGGTGCCGCTGGTGGGTATTCATGGCTACACCTGCTTACGCCAGCCAGCGTCGTACAGATTGATGCACGCTTCTTCATGAATCCTAAGCTGGGTCAGATGATCAACACCGTGTCGGCCTCCAGGGTGATCCTTGATTGCGCCGATCATTAGGTTTAGCTCGACGAGGCGCGCCTCCTCGGCGATCTGCTCGGGCGTGCGGATGGGTCGGAAGCAACCGTATGCGCCTTGAGTGACTTGCAAATATTCGAACTCAGGAGGCGCAAAAAAGGTGAATGCAGCCACCTCGAAAGAGCCGCTCATGAAGTGGGCTATCACCGTTACTTGGTCGCCAACACGCGGATCCGTCGGCATGGTTTCCTCGGGATTGAAACCGGCGAACTCGCATACCGTCCCAACAGGCGGAAGGCCTCCGCCGGTCCAGGGTTCAGGCTGGGCAATCTCGAGATAGGAGTTGCTCATGCACCCGAAGCCCATCTCCCACTCGCCATTTTTGAAGAACTGATAGCTGCCAGAATTTCCACCAAAGCATTTAATCCAAAGGCCGGAATGCGGGTTTATGTGGGTGGCGCCTTCGGGCTTTTTGGTCAGATCAATCTTCATGCCTTAACCTCATAAGCGACAGTCCACTCACCGCACAGGCAGGCTCGGCGGCTCCAGGCGTGGACGTTTTCGATACCAGCGTCGTAGGCCAGCGACAGGGCGCCGAGCCAGGACTTGTGAGTGAAAGCGAGGGTCATGCTATTCATGCGGCCTCCTTGCGCTGCCTGGTGATCTTCAGGAGGCGCTGGCAGTAGTGGGCGAACTCTTCGTTGGTGATGGCGTTGCCGGTGAGCATGTTGGTGATCATGGTCAGGACGACGCGCTGGGCGCCGGGCTCGCTGGCGGGATGCTCCAGGGCTTCGAGAGCTTCATCGATAAGGATGTGAGGGCTCATAGGTCGTTATCCACATCGTCTTCGGCCTCTTCCCGCTCTGCTGCCACTGCATCGGCGGCGTAGGGCCTGAGCAGGTCCATGGCGAATTTCTCGACCGTTTCTACTGGGCGCTCATTGCCGATCAAGTCACATGCATGACCGCGCGCCTCGCTGTGGCTGCCTAGGATTGCCGATAGGAACAGGCGGGCGAACGAATCACGATCATCCAGTCCTTCGATCTGGCGCTGATTCAGGACACCCTGCAGGTACGTGCAGAACCGGTCGAACGTCACCACCTGCGGCTGGCCATAGCGGCGCTTCCACTTGATGTCCATGCCGCACACCAACTGTTCCGCCGAGTGTTCCAGCCACTCCTGTTCCGCGCTCGCCTCGCTGACCTCTGGAGGCAACTGAGCGTCGAAACGCTCCTGGCATATCTTCAATGCTGCGTTCATGGTTGCCTCCAGGGTGGCGTTATTCGGTGGGAATCAGCTTGAACAGCTCGATCTCGTCGATTGGGTAAGCGCCGTTTTGCTCGCCGTAGAACCAGCGCTTGCGGTCGTTAGGCTCGGTCACCTCGACACACTTCTGCTCAGCACCATCCAAAATCATCAGGTATGAGGCGCCCGGCTTGGCCTCTGGCAGATCCTCAACCTTGATCCAATCGCTCATGGCGACCTCCAGTGTTTGGGGTTAGGCGGAATCAGCGGCCGTGATTTGGGTGAAAGCCGTGGCGAAACTCTGCCGACTTCCTGGCCGCTGCTGCGTCAATTAGGGTTTTGTGATAGCCGAGGTAGATGTGTTTCCTGTCTACGACTATGTGGGCTTGGAATCTGTTGTAGCGGTGGAGGAACACGACCCCGTGCAGTCCGCTGGTGTTGCGGTGTGAAAGCCTCATGTTCCGGTTGTTTTCGGTAATTGTTACGGCGCGCAGGTTGGCGGCACGGTTGTCCCGGCGATCGCCATTTACGTGGTCTATCTGCATGCCATCTGGGATGGGCCCGTGGAGCAGCTCCCAAACTAGCCGGTTGGTACGGAATTGATTTCCGCCCACTCGTATCACTTCGTAACCGTCGCTGTTCGACGATCCGGCACGCTTGTCGGCGTACCTCCTGTTCCAGTTATCAAGCATTTCGGGGCAGTTAACTTGATGCGACTGCCTGGTCTTCCAGTACATAGCGCCGTCGGATGGGTCGTAACGGAGCAAACAAATAACGTAGGAGCTGCTTATGCTCATCTGCACCTCTGATCTGGTAGGGCGGAGGGGATGATGGGTAGAGGTGGGGAAGGGGGATGCAGATGCCGGAGCTGATCCCGGCCTTTCAGGTTCTGCCAGCGCGCTTAGCAACGATCGTCACGCAACTGCTGGCAACATAGAGCCTCGTTTTGCTCCGTCCTCCTGACTACGTCTTCACGCATCAGCCTGCGCGTTCATCTGCATCGGGGTGTGATCTGGCCGGTGCTGGTCTCCGGCTTTCGATTGTCCTGACCTTGATCAGAGCCTGAGCCGTGATCGCCACGCTCCTGTCCGACTGGAAGCAATGTCGGTATGGGTGCCAGTCAGTTATTGCGCATCAGCCTGCGCACTCAGATCACACTCCGATGCAGCCTGGTGCTGGGGAGTACCAGGGCCTCGGGCAGTTAACGACAGGCTGTCGTGGCGCTGGTTGGTCTTGCGATTACCGCCATGGGTAGCCCGGGTACGGCTCTCCAGTTAATCCATGCTCAGCCTGTGCGGCCAATTTTTCCCAAAGTGACTTCAGTCGCTTGCGGCCCTTCTTGGTCTCTTGATCGGGTATTACTGTTTTGGCCAATTCCAATCCGCATTCTTCGCTGCAACAGCTGAAGCAGTGTCCCCAGGACGTGCTCCACATGCGTGCGCCGCCCCATTCGTCCTTGGCATCTTTCGCACCGCATTGCGGGCAATCGTGGGTGAGGTAGTACTGTCTGGTGCGCATGTTGCTGCCCTCGGTTGATTTCCCGTCAGGCCCTCTTGCGAAGGCCTATCGGTGAAATCCCAGGCCCGCTACTGGCGACGGCCTGGGCTGGTGGTAGCGCTTTGCCGCTGGTAATCTCGAGCAATTGCAAATTTCGCGATGCAGCCAGGGAACGGGCTTTTCCATATGGACGCTAAGATCCACAAGAAGCATCAGCGGTCGTTAAAGGGGGCTCCTGACTCGGATGCCGTCGCAGATGCTCATGTCGCTGGACGAGGCTTCAGCGAGGAATCAGCACGGTTCTTTGCTGGTGTCGGGGCCAAGAAGCGCGACGATATTCAAAAGCAATTTTCGCAAGACGAAACGCCTGAGCCAGCTAATGCAGCCAGACCTGATCACGAGTTGGATAGGGTGACGCTGCAGCTCAGAAGAGAATTCGCACTGCTGAACAGGATCTTCGAACTCCGGGAGATGGCCCGGGACCGTAGTAGTAAAAAACTTAGTCGCAAGGCTTCAAGGGACGCGATAAAACAGGCGAAAGAGGCTGGCGCCGCCAAAAAGCCGAAAAAAGTCCAGCCATCAAAGCGTACGAAACCTTCTACAAAGGAGGCTGAATCAAAGTGGACTCGAAAGACCTGCTGGCGCTGTAATTCAAATTTTTCGATTCATGCTGACTGGGAAAAGCCTCCAAGCCTTTGTCCGGCATGTTCGAAGGACATCAACGAAACTTATCTCCCTTCTGCGCCAGAACGATCAAGCCCCGTCGGCTGGGTCCGCATTGTTAATGGCGGCGCCCCTGGTTTAGGGAGGCGCCGGTAGCTGCTCTGCAGTTGGCTTCCGAAAGCGCCTGATTCAGGCGCTGACGTGAAATCTTCTGTTGGCCGGCTTCTCGCTACTGGCGTCGGTCACCGGCTTGAATCAAATGTTCTTCCAGCCGCGGGCCTTTCGGCTTGTTCTCCCGCTGGATAACTGTTCTTGGCGCTTTACGCTGCACGCCCGGGTCAGTTGCCAACCCTCTGAACCGTTTAGGCCGGTTCATCGCTGCCTTTGAATCTGGGCCGGTGGTGATCCGGCAAGGGGTGTCGCTAAAGAGCGGCGGGCGGTAGCCCTTCGCAGTGGCGGTGTGTCGCTGCGATGGATTAAATATGAACTACAGGTTCACGTTCAGTCAAGTACCAAAAGTACATAATTTCTGGTTCACTTTCGAAGGGAGGAAAAACGGCGGACGAAATGGGATTTACGCTGAACCAACGGTTCGCTATGCTCGCGCCACAACTGTACGCATATACAGTATTTAGTCAGGAGGGAGTTTCATGGCAAAGAAGCAGGCGGCACCGGCAGCGCGGCAAGACATGAGCGGAATTGAGCGGCTTGCACTACGCGTCTCATCGATGATCAATCACCCGGTCGCGCAGGCGCAGCGCTGGGTGACGATTCATCGCCTTGACACGGATGGTGATCGGGAATGGGATGAGGTGCTGGGCGTGATCGCTGATACCGACGAGCTTGAGCTGACACTCAATGACGACGGCAGCGTGACGGTCAGGTGGGAGCAGCAGGAGGTCGAGCCAGTGGGGAGGGGAGAGGTCGAGTTTGAGCCAGAAGAAGAGACGGCGCCTTTCTGACGGGCACAAAAAAGCCCGCTCAGTGGCGGGCTATTCAGTTCAGCAAAGGGGGGGCCTTAGGATTTGGGCGACCCAGAACAGGGTGTTCGCCCGCCTGTCAAAATATAAAGCACGTCTACTCCACCCGTTGCTATGCTGGCCAGGTAGATCGCGTTAGGAACCCTTAATCCTCGCTCGTAGATGCTCTGCGCGTTCACTTTAACCCCGCCTAGGGTCCCAAGCTCTTCCTGAGTGAGTCCGAGGCGCTTACGCTCTTCGCGTAGACGCTGCGCAATCTCTTTCATTGGATCCCCCCATAATTGAGCCCGCACTCTACCATCCGTGGCGTACGGCCACCATTGGTCGAAAGCTAGGCTTTAGCATTGCCGTCGCGACTAAGCTGAATCTGCCTAGAGCCGTGATAGAGGCTGAGATGAGAGAAAAGCATCGTAAGTTGTACATGTCGGCCTGGTGGGAGCTCTTTGCTTTGGACCAGGGCCAGCATCAAGCCGAAGACAAATACTTCCAACTGCTCAGCGCCGCTGACGATATGGAGCGCAGGCAACTTATTACGAGCGACGAATGGAGATACCTTATCCGCCGGGCGGGCACTTGCCTGAGTGATGGATCTGAAGGCTTTGATCTGATAGGGATGCTAAAAGCTAGGCGTGCGCCTCAAGACTCATGAAATAACGGCGGTGTTTACAGCTCATAAAAAAGCCCGCATGCGCGGGCAAAAAGGGATGAACCAAAAGGAGTGCGTATTACATATCATATATATTTCAGTTTTATTAAAGCATTCTGGGTTTTGCTAAATTTGCTGAAATCGAAATTCACCACTCGAAGCCTCTAAATTGTAGGGCGGCGCAGATAGAAGTCGCTCACGACAAGACTGGCATTCATTTCTCAAGAAAGGTGATGTAGCGCCGAGAGGTCTGTCGCGATATCACCATTTCCTCAAGGATTTCCCTGGCGAGCTTATTGATACCTGCCTCCCCATGGTATTGGCGGCGATCTATATTCACGACTGTGAACTGATCCGACTCCGGCCCCGTCACGTCGATTGACAGCGTGTTGTCAGCGCTGATCGTGCATGAAATTACGCAGTTGGGGAGGCGACTGGTGAGGACGGCCTCAATCTCGGCCCTGCTTAACGTGTCCATACGTCCTCCAAATTCCAGGGCATGAGCTGTAAATCCTAGACTCTTTAGCAAGGTTGTAAATGGTGCCAATGCTTCGCCGACGAATCTGGTGAAAGAGATACGCCTTCGGCTGCCGGCGAAATCTAAGGCCTTGCATTAGGTGCAGGCAGATACAAGAAGCCCGGCACTGGGCCGGGCTCTTATTTCTGGGGTGGTAAAATTTGACCATACCCATCAGGCAGCGCCCTTGGCGCTTTAGCATCAGCCTGAACAGCCTTCACTTTCACCGCTGCTGATCGTTTAGCCGCGTTGACGACCAACTCGCCTCGAAGATGGTGAAGAGAAAGCATACCTTCGAATAAGCCGAGCATCTTTACCATTACAAAGCACGTAGTACTTGCGATCAGGAAGCATGGAATGCTGGCATATGTAAAACCATGCCATTCCTGTGGGAGCGTCTCAAGACGCGTCTTCAGCGCGGAACTAATGATGATCACCATCATTGCAAATATGGCACTGCTCAGAAGGGCGATCCAATAGTGCTGCTGTTTGGTGAGGGATCGAGTAAGGCGCTCTGCCTCAGTGGGGTTCAGTTGGTCGGACTGAAGGAAATTGGCCGTTATGGGCATGACCTGCACGACAGCTGCACAAAGGAAACCCAAGAAGGCGATTAATCCTTCTTTCATGTCAAACCAGAACGCCAGTGGCGTCCAGTAGGCCGCTGCGACCCCTGATGCGAGAGGGAGGGTAATCGCAGCTAACCTGGAGATCACGATAAGCCGCATTTTGCCTACTCAGGTATTTTTCCATTTGCCAGAAAATTTGAATACGCCTCAACTGTAGCACGCTGCACATCTACAGGGTCCAAAAGCGTGCCAATGATTTGATTGTCGCCATCTTGAGCTTTGATAAGGCGAATGGAAGCGTTGTGATGAAGCCTGATTGAGCCGTCTGCGCCTATTTTCCCACCCTTAGCACGAACTTGAAGCTGGCTATCAGGAAGATTGCGCAACCCAGTTTCCAACTGTGCCAGCGCTACACGGTCTATTTTCCTTTTTTTCGTCTGAAAGCCGATATGGACTTGGACATTCAGCTCTGCGTCAGGAGGAACTGACTCCATCAGGGAAGCAACGTTGGCATCACCACCTAGCAGTTCACTTAGTATTTTCCGCGCCGTTGCCCATCCTGTACGTCTGCCCGTATCAATCTGTCCGGTCTGGGTAACCTCGCTGACTCTTTCTACGGTTCGCGGTGGCTCATCAGGTACCGTCGGAGGTGGTGTGGCTACGCCTCCAATAATAATTTCCTGAATATCTTCTAGATCGCCTCCCACTTCTTGGACGTCGAATTTAGAGTTCAGTGTTATTGCCGCCGTTGCAGGAAGGGTTGTTGTCTTGCTCTTAAGTAGCCACGACAAATATTCTTCAAATTCAGCTGTTTTTAGCGACATGCTCTGCACAATGAACGCATGATCATCTTTTACCATCCAGAACATCTCAGAATGGACATATTCCGATTGCTCTGGAGCTCGCAGTTGATGGACGGGGACGAGTTCGGCTGTATCATCCGCCGTCTGACACAGCGCCTGAAGATGGCCTTTTGTAAAGTGCAATATATCGCCAAAAACGAAGGTGGTTTGTTCGTTCGAGTCGTTATACCAATTGATGAATAGGCTATCGTTGCCTTGTTCGTATAGCCTCTCAAGGTAACGAGTTTTAATAGGGCTGCCGGATGTCCCAATCGACTCCATCGCTGACCTGATCATTGCCTCAAGAGTTACCGTCACCCCGGCAGGTCGAGAAAATTTTCGGTAGTGGATGGTTACCGGCTTGCGTTCCAATGCCATGTTGATGTCCTTGTAGGTTCTCGAGTCGTTAGATTTTTAATCTGCGGTATCTTTAATCACTCTACACGCCTGCCGGGCTGCCGCCCTACCGTACAATGCCTCCCGTCTTCACCTCACCCACACGCCACCATAAAAGTGGTTCAGCGCTATCAGCTCAACCACCGCGACGATGGTGCAGAGCACAACGAAGCCGGGGCTGAAGACTCGCTTGCGATTAGATGAACCATCACCCAGCCAGAACGCGCCGGTGCAGCTGGTAACGACGGCCATGAACGCCAGCCAGGCCCAGACCCAAAACTTGCTCCAGAAGCTCTCCTCTGCCATGCAGTTATTTTTTCTGTTCCGCAGCGCGAGTTATTCGGCCGTTCTTCACCTCATCCGCATAACCCGCCAGCCGATCCTCATCCGCATGAAACACGGTACACATCCTGAGTACGGCCTGGGCGTCTACTTCATTCCCTGCAAGACTCAGCCGCTCAGCAATCCTCATCAGCTCTACGGCTGACCACTTGAGATCGGAGGCAATGCCTTGCAGGTCGCGCTTGAGGTCTTGGTTGGGCTTGGTCAGAGACATAGCTTCATACCGGCTGTCCGTTCCACACGTAAAGCACCCGGGCCAGGATGTGGGTGTCATCCACACGGATGTCCTCGGGGTCGTGATGTTTGTTGTCCGAAATCATCTTGAAGCGGTCCTTGCCTTTCTTTTGCAGGCGCTTCACGTACAGCATTTCGTCGTGCGAGAAGAGGTAGATACCGTCGCCTGTGAACTCCCGGATCGTGATGTCCACGAGTAGCGGGTCGCGGTCCTTGATCGTGGGCGCCATGGACTGGCCCCACCCGGTGATCATCTTCAGGTGAAAGTGTTCTTTGAAGGTAAGGCCCAGGTCGCGCAGGTGCTTGGGGCTGACCCTTATGTCCTGGAGCATTTCCGGGTATTCGTGCGGGATCTGCCCGCCGCCCATCGCTGCGCGTACGTCGTAGTGAGCAATCCATACCTCGTCACCGACCTGGCCGGGGCGAGAGAAGTCGACGGTTATGACGTTGCTCGCGGGTTCATTTGCTGCCGTCGCAATGCGCTGACGGACCTCTTTTGGCAGTCCTTTTCCGTGCTTTTCAAGCATTTCGCGCACTAGATCGGCTGCAGAAGGGGCGTCTACGCTCATCGGGGTCGAGGACTTGCCCAGGCTGGAATGGCCAGGCTCATCACCCGACCCATGCTGTAGCCACTCAATTTTCACATCGAGCGCCTCGGCGATAGCCTGCATTTTGGCGGGACCGGGAATGGACTCACCGTTCAGCCATTTGCTCGCTGCCTTCGGTGTGACTTTGGCTATTTCAGACAGCCGAGCGCCAGCGCCCCATTGGTCGATGCCTTTTGCGGCAACGGCTTTTTTGAGGCGGGAGGCAAACGCTGCGCGTATCTCTTCGATTTGAACCATAGGTTCAATATCGCATGGCCTTGCATGTACTTTCAGTTCCGACATAACATGTACTGCAAGTTCATATTTCGCTTGGAGGCCACATGAGCCCGCTTAAGAAATCAATTGATGATGCCGGCGGCGTTCCGGTGGTTGCTCTGGCATGCGGCAAGACGCCTCGGGCCGTTTACAAGTGGCTTGCCGCCGACTGCCTGCCCCGCACCGAATACACCGGAGAGACACGGTACGCAGAAAGAATCGCCGCCCTGGCTTCTGCAAATGGCAAGCCATTTGAGCCTTCTTGGCTTCTTTCCGAGGCCCATCCGAAGAAGACGGCCGCCTGACATCTCTGTCGCCGATCCATTGAGCAAATGATCGCCTCTGCACCTGCGGGGCGCCACGTAAAGAATTTCGAGGTTTTAGGCATGCAAGATTTTTTGAGGGCTTGCGACACCGTCGTCGAAGAGGCGAACACCAAAAATCTCGCCACGTTGATGAGCATGCCACCGGTGAGCTTGCTCCAGCGCGCCAACGCGAACTACGACGGCGCATGGTTCAACGTGAAGCACCTGTACTCCTTGCTTCTGCACACGGATGACATGCGCCCCTTGGCTGCATTGGCTGGCGAGTTTGGTTATTCGATCCTCAAGACAGATCAGCCCAAGGCGATCGACATCCACGAAGCGCTTGGGCGAGCAACCTTGGAGTTCGCCGAAGTCACTGTCGAGACGCATGCAGCCATGGCTGATGGCCGAGTAGATCAGGTCGAGCGCGCACGAATCCTGCGCGAGATCGACCATGCCGAGAGCGCTCTGGCACAGCTGAAAGCCTCCGTGAAGGTCGCCTGATGAAAGCCGAACTGAAACTTCAACTGAACGCTCAGCCCGGTCTTTCCGAGCTTGAAGGGTTATTTGCCGCCCTTGAACAGATTCTCTCCGATGTTCCGCACCTTCGCTTGAAGGTCCTCGATCTGCTTTTCACCCTCAGCGACGGCAGCCTCAAACCCGGCTTTGTCGAGTTGGTGGCGATTCCCGCATTCGGGGCAGATGGTCATTCGGTCATTGAGCTTCAGATAACCGACCGAATGAGGGAATTGGTGGGCGCACTCGCCGCAGGTGATGTTGAAGTTTTGAGTATCTATCAATGACATGTCCGGCCTCCTGGCCTTCGTTTGTGGAAATTCGAAATTACCACGGATGCGCCGGACACCTATAACGCCTGAATTTCAGGCACAAAAAAGCCAGGTTCGTGGCCTGGCTCATTGCTACATCAGCGAGGCAATAATGAATACACAATCGATTCCCGTCAATACCCCTGCCAATCCCGCGCCACGTTTTTCGCAATCTGAAAACGTGGCGCGGACTATGTCGTCACGCGAGATCGCGAATCTCACCGGCAAACGTCACCCAGACGTGAAACGCGATATTCAGGCCATGGCCGTAGAGCTGAAAGTAGATGTGAGCGAATTTGCTCACATTTACAACGACAGCCGGAATCGAGAGCAGGTTGAGTATCTGCTTGACCGCGAACACACGGATTGCCTGCTGACAGGGTACAGCGCTGGCCTACGCATGAAAGTGATCCGTCGCTGGCGTGAACTGGAACAGCAGCAGGGTGCTCGCGAACAGGTCCAACTCACCGGCACCAAGGTAATCGGCGAGATCGCCATCATGGAGTGTTTCACGCACCTGCTGAAGCCTGCCGCGTCCTGTCAGATGGCAATGCTCACCAAGATCGCCCAGAACAATGGCCTGGATCCTAAGTTCCTCCCAGGGTACGCCGTTGACGCCGCCCCCGATGCCGCTGGTGGCTCTTCGATGCCCACCAAGGCAATCACCGCCCTGATCAAAGATCACGCCATCGCCAGCACCGCCCGCGCCTTCAACCTTGCACTTGAGGCCCACGGCTTCCTCAAGGTGCTCCAGCGCAAAAACTCCAAGCAGGAAATGGTGGACTTCTGGTCCGTGACCGAGAAGGGCATGGCCTACGGCAAGAACCTCACCAGCCCTCAAAGCCCCCGCGAGACGCAGCCTCACTGGTACGTGGATCGCTTCCTCGAATTGGCCGGCCTTGTCGGCAAAGGAGCCAAGTAATGGCCGGTGATTGGATAAAATTCGAACTGTGCACCCTGGACAAGCCAGAGGTTTGCCAGATCGCGGAGTGGGCTGGTATCGATCCAGATGCTGTCGTGGGCAAGCTCATGCGCGTTTGGGGCTGGTTCGATCAGCAGACAGAAAATGGTAACGCTCCGAGCGTTACTAAAAAGTTACTTGATCGTCTCGTTGGCGTTAACGAGTTCTGCGACTACATGAAACTGGTCGATTGGATGGTTGAGTGCGAGGGTGTTATCAGCCTCCCTCATTTCGACCGTCATAACGGGAAGACCGCTAAAAACAGGGCTTTGACGGCTCGCAGGGTTGCCGGACATAAGTCAGGTAACGCAAAAGGTAACGCTGCCAGCGTTAAAAGTGCGTTACCTAAAGAAGAGAAAGAGAAGAATAAAGAACCTCTCTCTGCGCGTGAGTCGGTTGACCCTCGCATGCCCAGCGAAATGACCCTCGACTGGAATCCTGATCACAAGCTTCTGAAAACCTACTCGGTTCACTCTGGCGTGGCGCTGGACCTGTTCACCGAAGAGGCGCGGCGCGCATTCACTGCTCACTACGAACCTCGCGGCCAGGTGAATACTCAGGCCGAGTGGGTGCAGATGCTGGTGAAGTGGGTGCTGAACGACCGAAATCGCGCAGCGGCATCGAACATCAGGCAGTTCCCGGCACGCCAAAGCAATGAGCCCGACTTCGACAGCAACGCCTGGGCCGAAGGGATTGTGGTGAGCCCATGAAGCCAGCCAACCAACTGATGGCTACCATGGGCAACCTGCCTGCCGTAGAGCCTCGCCAGCCTCTCCAGGTGACGCCGCAGACGGCGGAAGTGGTGAATGACCTGTTCCGTCGCCTGCGCGGGATCTTCCCTGCATGGCGCCAAGCCTGGCCATCCACCGAAGCGCTCGACGCCGCCAAGGCCGAATGGATCAAGGAGTTCGCCGACGAGGGTATCCGCACCCTGGAGCAGATCGAGTTCGGTATCCAGAAGTGCCGCAAGCTCAAGAAACCGTTCGCTCCGAGCGTCGGTGAGTTCATCGCCATGTGCACACCAGGGCCTGAGGACTTCGGCATGCCAGCCGTTGGTGACGCCTGGATTGAAGCGCTGATGACCACGTACAGCCACGAAGCGGTGAAGCTGGCCGCCGAGGCTACCGGTCTATTCGACCTTCGAGGCGCCAAGCAGGAAGACAAGGGGCTGCGCGCCAGGTTCGACCGCAACTACGAAATCATCCTTCGCCGTGCCCAGGCCAGGTTGCCGCTCGACGGCCGGATCGCAACCGGAATCGGTCACGACAGCCAGAAGACCGAATTCGAACTGGCCAACGAACTGGCTGACCAGCGGACCCAAGCGCGAATCCTCAAGCAGGGCATCCCGGCCGACGGCAAGTCCGCCCGCGAACTGCTGCTGGCCAAGTTTGGCAAGAAGACCACGGAGCAACGGACATGAGCGAAATCACCAGAGGTGCAATCGGAATGCCTTTCGAGATGGCAATGGAAAGCGAGTTGTCCCGCCGTCAGTTCCATTCCATAGCCCAGGCACTGCTGGTCGAGCGCGACCAGCTCAAGGCCGAGAACGAAGTGTTCGAAGAAGGTATGCGCTCCCTGGCGTCGACTTTGGGTGCTGGCGGCTACAACGCCGAAACGCTGACCGCCATTCAGCTAGTTGGAAAGGTCCAGTGGGGCGTTAACCACCTCGCTGATACCTCCGCTCGCATAGCTGATGATCTTCGGGCCGAGAACGATGCGCTGCGCAAGCATCAGCCAAGCGACGAAGTGATTTGGTGTGCGTGCGGTGATGGTCATTCAGCGAACAGCTACGGCGCTGGGTTCATGGATGCGAACAACGGGGCTTGCGCAAACTGCGACGCCGCCATGGGCAAGGGGCAGCAGTCATGACAGGTATGGCGAAAAGCGTATTCAACATGCTGGAAAAGGTTTTCGCGGCTGAAATTGAAAACCGCCTTCCATACCAGACCAAATCCAAGCTTGCCGTGGAGATGGAAGAGTTCGGGTATCTGGAGTTCGGCAGCGAGCGAAAAGGCATCGTCAGCGTTTCTGGTTACTACCTGACTCATGCTGGGCGGCTTGCCTACTGCGAAGAGTGTCGGGACGTGGAGGTGCCGAATGACTGACAAAATCTCCGTCAACTGCCGCTCCATGCTCACCGAGGCAATCACCCGCATGTCCAAGATGTTCGAGGACAAGCACTTTGTGGTGGTGAGCCTTCGCCCGGGCAAGGACCGCACCCTCGACCAGAACCGCCTTTGGTTCGCCATGTACAAGCGCATCGCCGAGATGACCCAGATCGGCGACGCCGCCGACGCCCGCCAGTACTGCAAATTGCACATCGGCGTGCAGATCCTGCTGAACGAGGACGCCGGCTTCCAGGCCGAGTGGTACCGGGTGATGCGCCACCTTCCTTACGAAACGAAGCTGGCCATGATGGGGGAGTGCAAGCTGTTCGGCCCTGACGGCTTCCCGGTGACCAGCCTATTCAATCGTGCCCAGGGCATCGCCTACACCGACCGCATCGTCGCTCGCTTTGCACCGCAGGGCGTGTACTTCTCTGACCTGCTTAGCCAGGAGGCCGCATGAGCCATAACTTCAAGCCGGGCGACCTGGCGCTGGTTATCAATCACACCTTCCCACCAGTGATCGGCACATGCGTCGAGTTGATAAGCCGTCATCTGGTGAGTCCCGTGGATCGCAAAGACCCAATGGATCCAGGTGTGTATGAGCAAGAAGGTGGCGATCCGGTATGGGTCGTGAGCGACGACAAGGCCATCGTTTGGGAAAAGTGGTTGATGCCCCTGCGCGGCGACTTTGCTCCCGAGCAGCGGAAAGCCAAGGAGGCTGTATGACCATCGAAAGGAAGCCGGCCAAGCCGAAAAAATGCCGCGTTGCTACGTGCAGGGCCTCATTCGTCCCTTCGCGCATGGGCCAGGCGGTATGCAGCCCGGCCTGCGCAATGATCGACGCGCCCAGGCATGAGCCGAAGGCGCGCAAGGCCTTGGCCAACATCGAACGCAAGGACATCAAGGTCCGCAAGGAGAAGCTGAAGAGTAGGGCGGACCACCTCAAAGACACGCAACAGGCCTTCAACGCCTGGATACGGGCGCGTGATGCTGGTCGGCCATGCATCTCATGCGGCACCACTGCAGACGTTCAGTATTGTGCCGGCCACTACAGGACGACCGGATCGTGCCCAGAGCTCCGCTTTGAGCCGCTGAACGTGCACCTCCAGTGCAACAAGAACTGCAACCTATCGAAGTCCGGCAACATCCTCGGCTACCGCCCGCGCTTGCTGGAAAAGATTGGCGCCGAGGCAGTTGAGTGGCTGGAAGGTCCGCATGAGCCGAAGAAATACACCATAGAGCAACTGAAGGCGATGACCGCCGACTACCGGGCAAAGACCAGAGAACTGAAAAAGGGGCTCGCAGCATGAAACTGATCAACGCAAGGCAGGTATGGACTGAGGCTCAGCACGAATCGAATGCGTCGATCAGCGCTGTAGCCATCGACAAGGCCCAATCAGCACCGATCAAGAAGGGGCAGCGTATGCGCCGGGCCGAGGCGGTGTTCGCTGCGCTGGGGGATGACAAGGAAGAGCGCATTCAGGTTGTGCGCCAGAAGATTAGCATAAGCGAGACGCGCGGTACGCCCGCCGGCCGCTCCACTGCTCGCGCCGCGCACCTGGCCACCATCGGCAAAGTACTGCGCGCCATCGACACGCTTCCGTTCCAGGTGCAGCAGTTCGGGCACTACCTGTACCACCCGGCGATGAACATGAAGCATCTGTTGAACGCGGTGCTGCTGATAACCGCCAAAGCCGCGCTGCCTGACCTGACTTCGGCCAAGCGCGTGAAGGCGCAGTACCTGGTCACCCTGGCCCTGCAATCGTACAAGGGGGAGGTGCACGGGGCTGCGGAGTGGGGGCCGGCGCGGGTAGCCGCTGAGATGAATGCGTTCTTCGGCGTGACCATCGACCCGAAGAACTGGACGCGTGACTGGCTCGACCTGTGGGAATCTCTGAAAGAAGTGATAAAGGAAGTGGATATTCAAGCTCAACAACCACTATGGCAGGTGATTCACTCGGAAAAAGATCAAAAGGCGGCATAATAATATTGACATGATGGGGTTTTGCGCGTACTTTTCCCATAGTGCACAAGTAACGCGAAACGCACACGAAACCCTGAACCCGGCCAAGCGTCGGGTTTTTCGTTTTATAATGGCATTAAGCCATTGAGTTTTTTACTCCGATTGATAAGACTCCACCTTTCATGAAAGGAGTCTTAAAGTGGCAAAAATATCTATCGCAGCTTTCGAGCAAAAGGTTTTTGAAATCGAGGAGATGAGGGTTGTCGTTCGCGGAAACCCTAATGAGCTCGTCGAAGATTATGACTATGATCGGGCTACCAGCTCTCGTACCAGTATTACCAAGTGGCTTGAAAACCGAATCAGGCCCTGCGTTGGGGAGCACGTTGTAGTTGTGATCGCCGGTGAAGGGACGATTCCTAACGGCCGAACTCACGTTAGCAACCTGCGCAAAAGTTACGTGGAATAATACCGAATACCTAAAACCCGGCATGTTGCCGGGTTTTTTATTGCCTGAGTTTCACTGCAGCCAGGACAGCATCAGGGAAGGTAATTCAGTGCATCAATAGTGCGATCCCTGTTTATCGAAGCGGTAGCTATGTTCCATCTAACGCTTCTGATGTTCCTTCGATCGGCTACTCGCTTGGCTTGCTCTAGAGTGGTTAGGGACGTCAGCTCTTCAAGGAATGCGCCCTCATATAGAGATGCGATCAGCCATGCGCTCATTTCAGTCATGCCTTCTCGACGAAACAAAACTACTTTCTTGGACCGACCTTGCATGTAGTGAATCTCATAAAGTCGCAATGGACGATCGCTCGTGTAAGTGGTGCCCGGTGGAATTGGACGCTGGTCTAAAAGAAGCGAGGCCAGACACATTTAGAAATAGTCGAGATTGTTTTTTGGTCCCATTAGGAAATTTCTATCGTGTCGATTATAAAAAAACAGAACTCGTCGTTGGATGAGTCTGAAAATACAGCACAACCACTCTAAGGCTCGCCATAACGGCGGGCCTTTTCGTTTTCGGTTCCGCCACTCCCTTCGCTCTGAGCTGGGAGTGCCGCCGGGGCTGACCTATTACTGGCCAAGGCCAATTTCTTCATGGAGTGACGATGGATCCTACTGACCTCGGCCCAGGCACAGCTACCTGGCTGGGCGGTAGCGCCACCGTTGTACTGGGCGGCCTGCTTTGGCTGCGCCGCTTCCTTTCCAAGGATGCGACCGATCGCGCAATGGATAGCGCCGATATCGGTACGCTGAAGCGCCTGAACGAGTTGCTGAACCAGGAGCGAGCCGCCCGCAAAGAAGCCGAGGCCCGTGCCGATCAGTTCGCGAAAGAGCGGAATGACCTGGCAGCCGCCGTGGGGCGCATGGAAGGGAAGATTGAGGCACTGACCAGCCAAGTCGCCCAACTCACTGACCGCGTGACGCAGCAGAGCGACGAGATCACTCGCCTGCGCACCAAGCTGGGAGGAATCGCCTGATGGACAGATGCGCACTGGAATTTATCGCCCGCCGCTGGTGGCGACGGGCCGAGGTCTGGGCTATCGCCATTTTGCTGGTTGGTGGCGGCGCCGTTCTCGGCTACCAGGCTGCCTACTGGTCTCTCGCCGAGAACCAGAGCAATCAGGTCAAGGGCATCCGCGAGGCATACGACACCGCGATGACTGAGCGTGACAAGCGCTTGGAAGAGCTTACTCGCCAGACTGGCACCGCAGCAGAGAAGGCCACCAAGGCAGCAACGTCTGCAGCCCAGGCAGTCGACAAGGTGGACGAAGCTCTAAACCGGACAGCCCAGTAATCCGCGCCACGTTTTCGAATGCGTCAAATCGTGGCGCGAGGTTCTGCAGATGAACAAAGTCACCCGCCTGCGCCACGCGCTACCGATGAGCCCTGACATCAGCAGGGCCGTGAACGATCTGGATGGCGCCATCGCCAAGGCGGTAGACACTGCGAAGACTGCCGGAATTCCCCAAGGCCTGATCGTCGGATTGCTCCACGGTCATGCACACGCTCAGACACACCAGATGGTGACCGCATGACCATCAAGGTTCTGGAGTTCAAGCGGGAGGGCTGGCGCGATGCTGCCAAGACTCTGCGCAAGATCGCCGACAACCTTGATGCCGGTGAGCATCCCGAGTGCACCGTAGGCGCCTTGACGCTGATCGGCGCGAAGGGAGAGGTCACGGTATTTGGCCTTGGCCCAAAGTGCGACGACCTACAGTGCTTGGGTGCGATGCGCCTGGGGGAGCAGAAGCTGATCGATGTGCTGCTGAAGGGTGGGGAGGGGTAGGTGTGCCGCAGGTGAGAGCGGCACGCTTTTAGGTTAAGACTATTTGATCACTTTCACCGTGGCGGTGATCTCGTAGGTAGAGAAGCCCTTAGACTGGAAGTCATCCCAAACAGTTTGGGGGTCGAAGCCGATGAGTTTTTCGGATGTATCGAGCTCTCTGAGCTGCTCCTCCACTTGCGGGCCTATCCAGAGCTTTTGCTCATCCGATAGATCGTTCAGCGTTTTCTCATCTGGAATGGCTAGCGCCCGATGTTTTGACTGGTTGTAGTAGGCCTTTACCTTAAACTTCATCGTCTTGCTCCTTGAGTGTTGGAGCAGCATCAATACTGGTAAATGGTCGCCTCATCAAGTTACGCGCAGCTTTCAAGAGGGTGATATGACAATAGCTCGTCCATACCCTCCATCGACACTGCTTGAGCTGTCCGATCTATCCGACTTCGGCATTCGCCTTACTCCAGCCCCTGAAGTATGGGAATGGCTCCAAGCCGAGATCCTTGCCGACACCGGCAGCATTCACAACGAAGACCATGCCCACCTTCTGGATGCAGACATCCGGGTCATGTGGGCGTCGTCCAGCTTCGAGAGGCAGGGCCGGACAGTCCTGGGCCAGGCCGAACAGGTAGCGTTCCGCGCCGGCGGTTGGCAGAAGGCACGGATGGAGCAACAGATGCGCGATTGGTTCGGCGACGTGCCGGCCTTCATCATCACCTTGGCTGCCGACTACTGCGCCGAGTGCAGCGACACCGACTTTTGCGCCCTTGTTGAGCATGAGCTTTATCACATCGCTCATGCCCTGGATAAGTACGGCCAACCAGTCTTCACCAAGGACGGCGCACCCAAGCTGGAGATGCGCGGCCACGACGTAGAAGAGTTCGTCGGTGTCGTCCGCCGCTACGGCGCGAGCCCTGACGTTCAAGCGTTGGTGGATGCTGCAAACAGTCCTGCTGAGGTGGGGAAATTGAACATTGCGAGGGCCTGCGGAACCTGTCTGCTCAAGCTGGCTTAATCCTTGACAGCCCTTGACGGAAAACGAATCTATGGCAGCCCTGAAAGATGAGGTGAAGGCCTTTATTGTCCAAGCCCTGGCCTGCTTCGACACCCCCAGTCAGGTTTGTCAGGCCGTCAAGGAGCAATACGGCATCGAGTTGTCCCGCCAACTGTGTGAGCGATACGACCCAACCAAGTATTCCGGTCGTGACCTAGGGCAGAAGTGGAAAACGTTTTTTGAAGAGTGCCGCAAGCGCTTCAGGGAAGAGACTGTCGATATCCCGATCGCCAACCGTGCATTTCGCCTCCGCGCCATGAACCGCTTCGTGGAGAAGGCCGAATCGATGAAGAACATCGGCCTGGCCATGCAGATCCTCGAGCAGGCCGCGAAAGAAACCGGCGATATGTTCGTCAATCGCTCCAAGAAAGAAGAGGCTGGCGACGAACCGGTAATCCCGACCCGCATCCAGGTCGACGTGGTGGACGCGAGGAAGCCGAATGCCGAGCCTTAATGTTCCGCAGGCTCAGTTCCTCACGCTGCCCCACAAATTCCGTGCGTTTGTTGCCGGGTTCGGATCAGGCAAGACCTGGGTCGGGTGCTCGGCGCTGAGCAAGCACTTCATGGAGTGGCCTGGCGTTAACGCTGGATACTTCGCACCGACTTACCCGCAGATCCGGGACATCTTCTACCCGACCATGGATGAGGTGGCCTACGACTGGGGGCTGAAGACCAAGATCAACCAGGCGAACCACGAAGTTCACATCTACAGCGGACGGCAGTATCGCGGCACTGTGATTTGCCGGTCGATGGAGAAGCCGCAGACCATCGTGGGTTTCAAGATCGGCCATGCCCTGGTGGATGAGCTGGACGTGCTGACTGCTGTCAAAGCACAGCAGGCCTGGCGCAAGATCATTGCCCGGATGCGCTACAACCTGCCTGGGCTGAAGAACGGGGTGGATGTCACCACGACGCCGGAAGGCTTCAAGTTCGTCTTCCTGCAGTTCGTGAAGCAGCTGCGCGACAAGCCGTCGCTCAAGGAGATGTATGGCCTGGTGCAGGCCAGCACGTTCGACAACGAGCTGAACCTGCCGGATGACTACATCGCCTCCCTGATGGAGTCGTATCCGCCACAACTGATCATGGCATACCTCAAGGGCCAGTTCGTCAACCTGACTTCCGGCACGATCTACACGGCCTACGACCGCAAGCTCAACGAGTGCTTCGACACCGTGCAGCCTGGTGAGCCCCTGTTCATCGGGATGGACTTCAACGTCGGCAAGATGGCGGCGATTACTCACGTTAAGCGCGACCAGGGGTTGCCCAGGGCCGTAGATGAGCTGATCGATGGCTACGACACGCCCGACATGATCCGCCGCATCAAGGAACGCTACTGGCAGCACGACGGCAACGACTTCAAGAAGACGTGCGAGATCAGGATCTACCCGGATGCCTCGGGTGATTCACGCAAGTCCGTGAACGCCAGCATTACCGACCTGGCCATGCTGAAACAGGCCGGTTTCGCGGTCATCGCTCCAGCGGCAAACCCGCCGGTGAAGGACCGAATCAACGCAATGAACGCCGTCTTCTGCAATGCGCAGGGCGAGCGCCGCTACCTTGTCAATCCGTTCACCTGCCCAACCTACGCCGACGGCCTGGAGCAGCAGGTGTGGGGCGCGAACGGGGAGCCAGACAAAAGCGCCGGAATCGATCACGCGAACGACGCCGGCGGCTACTTCATCCACCGCGAGTACCCGATCATCAAACCGGTCACCGCTATCAAAATGGGATACGCCCGATGAGCAACGACGTCTCCTTCAAGCGGGCGGAATACACGGCAGTGCTGGACCGCTGGGCTACCGTCCGCGACGTCTGCGCGGGTCAGCACCGTGTAGTCGATCGGCTGCCGTACATCAACGCACACGACAAGTCGCCGGAGAACGAAGACCGGAACCGGGCCTACCGCGAGCGGGCAGTGTTCAAGAACGCCACCGGGCACACCCGTAACGGGCTGCTGGGCCTGGCCTTCCATAAAGACCCGACGCTGACAGTGCCCAAAAAGCTGGAATACCTGCAAGACAACGCCAACGGTTCCGGGGTGAGCATTTACCAGCACTCCCAAGGCACGCTGGAAAAGGTGTTGGAGGCTGGCCGGCATGGCCTGTACGTCGACTACCACCAAGACAACGGTATCGGTGGGCACGCTGTGATCCTCACCTACTGCGCCGAGGACATCATCAACTGGCGCACCGGCATGGTAAATGGTCATAGCGTTCTGACCCTGGTGGTGCTGAAGGAGTCGCCGGAGATCCCTGACGGCTTCGGCTTCAAGACGGTTGAGCAATACCGGGAGCTTGCCCTGGAGGATGACGGCTTTGTTTGCCGTGTCTGGCGTCGGTCAGGTCCTGAAAGTGGCGGTCCGTTGACGATTGTCGAAGAGTTCCAGCCTGTAGGTGCCGGCGGGCGACTGAAGGAAATTCCGTTCACCTTCGTCGGTGCGCAGAACAACGATCCAAGCATCGACGAGTCGCCGCTGTACGACATTGCCATGATCAACCTGGGCCATTACCGCAACAGCGCTGACTATGAGGACAGTGTGTTCTGGTGCGGGCAGGCCCAGCCGTGGATTAGCGGACTCGATGAGTCTTGGCGCGACTGGATGGAGAAAAACGGCATTTATGTCGGCTCCAGGGCCCCGATGATGCTGCCAGCTGGCGGCCAGTTCGGTTACGCGCAGCCACTACCGAACACGCTGGTTAAGGAGGCAATGGCCGACAAGAACCAGATGATGATCGAACTGGGCGCCCGGATGGTGGTGGCATCACTCGCCACCAAGACCGCCACCGAGTCGCGCGGGGATCAATCAGCATCGACGTCGGTCCTTGCCGGCTGCGTGGCAAACGTCAGCGAAGCCTACACGCGAGCCATCATGTGGTGCTGCGCCTACATGGGCATCGCTGACAAGAAGGTTGCCTACCAGGTCAACCAAGAGTTCGTTGAGCTGACAGCTGATCCGCAAATGATCACGGCCCTGGTTGGCTTGTGGCAGAACGGCGGCTTCGCCAAGGCCGATCTGCGGGCATACCTGCGCAAACTGGGGCTGATCGCGCCGGAGCGCACTGACCAGCAGATCGACGGCGAGCTGGAAGAGCAGGGCGACGGCCTGGGCCTAGAAGATGAGGGCAAAGTAGATGGCGGCGAACCAAGCGATACTTGATGCCACGATCCGGCACGCTGTCTTCCTCGAAAAGCTGAAGGCAGGGGAGGTGGGCAAGTTCGCCCCCTTCCTCAAGGAGATTGACCGCTCGATCCGTGACCGGCTCACCCAGTCGGACCTGACTGAGTACAACGTTAAGCGTCTGGAAGCGTTGCTGAAGGAAGTGGACAGCCTGTTGCTGGGCATCTTTGACCGCTACAGCGCGCAACTGAACCTCGACCTGGTGGATATCGCGAACTACGAGGCTGAGTTCGAGGCGACCAGCCTGGCCAAGTCTGCACCGGTGGGCGTTTCGCTCGATGTCGTGGCACCCACTGCTGCGGCAATCCGCACAGCGGTGCTGACGAACCCACTCAGCGTGCGCGGCACTGGTGGCGGGAAGCTACTCAAGGCCTTCATCAAGGGCTGGACCAGTGCTGAGCGTGAGCGAGTCACCGGCACCATCCGGCAGGGCTTCTTCGAAGGGCAGACGAACTTCCAAATCATCCGCAACATTCGCGGCACCAAGGCGGCCGGATACAAAGACGGCGTCCTAGCGACCACCAACCGCAATGCCAGCACCATCGTGCACACCGCGATTCAGCATGTGTCGTCTCAGGCGCGCATGGAGGTGGCAAAGGCCAACACCGACATCGTGTCCGAGATCCAAATCGTTGCGACGTTGGACAGCAAGACCAGCCAGCAATGCCGCTCACTGGATGGTCGGCGGTTTCCCGTAACGTCAGGGCCGCGACCGCCGTTTCATCCGAATTGCCGCACCACGTTTGTCTTGCTGACCAAGCTCAGCGATATGTTCGCCAAGGGGGCGACACGTGCGGCAGTAGGCGCAGGCGGAGCAGGGCAGGTCAGTGCCAGTCTCGACTACTACAACTGGCTCAAAGATCAGCCAGCAGCGTTTCAGGACGAGGCAATCGGGCCGATGCGGGCAAAACTGTTTCGCGAGGGTGGCCTGACAGTTGAGCGCTTCACCGAACTGCAACTTGATCGCAACTTCGCGCCGCTGACTCTGGTGCAGATGAAGGGCTTGGAGCCTTTGGCCTTCGAGCGCGCCGGAATTTAACCGAACACATTCAATCAGCCGGCCATGCGCCGGTTTTTTATTGCCTGCAAAGCGGGCAGAACATACCTAAGGGGTGCATCACCGTGGCAGAAGAAAACGCAATCGACCTGGAAAACCCGGCAATCAAGGATGCTATCGCGACTGCCGTTGACGCATCTGTTTCCGGCCTGAAAGCCAAAAACTCCGAGCTGCTGGGAAAGCTGAAGGACACCACCACCAAGCTTACCCAGTTCGAAACCCAGTTCGAAGGCATCGACATCGACGCCGTGAAAGGCTTGCTTAGCCGCGCCGGTCAGGACGAAGAAACCAAGCTGCTGACCGAGGGCAAGGTTGACGAAGTGTTCAATCGTCGTACTGAGCGCCTGCGCGGTGACTACGACAAGCAACTGAAGGCCGTCACCGGCCGCGCCGAGAAGGCCGAAGCCTTCGCCGCCAAGTTCCAGGGCAAAGTCCTGGGCGACTCGGTGCGCGGCGCGGCCTTGAAGGCTGGTGCACTCCCCGAAGCAACCGACGACATCATCCTGCGCGCCAAAGGCGTGTTCTCGCTGAACGAAGAGGGCGAAGCGGTCGCTGTTGACGAGAATGGCCAGACCATCCTCGGCAAAGACGGCAAGACTCCTCTGACCCCGCTCGAATGGGCGGAATCCTTGCGCGAAAGCGCACCTCACCTGTGGCCTAGGGCTTCAGGGACACAAGCCCCGGGCGGGGGTGGCGGCCAGGCTGCATCGAAGCGCTCCGAAATGACCTCCGAGCAGAAGCGCGATTTCCAGCGCAAGCACGGCCAAACCGCATACCTCGCATTGCCCAAGTAAGGGGAAAGACCCATGCCAACGACTGTAAACAGCGACCTGATCATCTACAACGATGAGGCGCAAACCGCATACCTGGAGCGTATTCAGGACAACTTGGACGTGTTCAACGCCTCGTCCAACGGCGCAATCGTCCTCGACAACGAACTGATCCAGGGTGACTTCCGCAAGCGCGCTTTCTACAAGCTCGGCGGGGGCCTGGAACACCGTGACGTCAACTCCGATGGCAAGGTAACCGCCAAGAAAATCGGCGCTGGCGAGGCCGTAGGCGTCAAGGCGCCGTGGAAGTACGGCCCATACCAAACCACCGAAGAGGCGTTCAAACGTCGCGGCCGTGCGGTGGAAGAGTTTTCCCAGATCATCGGTGCCGACGTGGCTGATGCCACCATCGAAGGCTTCATCGAGTACGCCACCGGAGCGCTCAAAGCTGCCATCGGCTCGAACGCCTCCATGGTGGTTTCCGCCAACATTGAAACCGACGGCAAAAAGACCCTGACCCGTGGTATGCGCAAATTCGGCGACAAGTTCGGCCGCATCGCGCTGTGGGTCATGCACTCGTCGGCCTACTTCGACATCGTTGATGAGGCGATTGCGAACAAAGTCTACGAAGAAGCTGGCGTCGTGATCTACGGCGGCCTGCCTGGCACCCTTGGCAAGCCGGTTCTGGTGACCGACAAGGCACCAGTGGACGCGATCTTCGGCCTGCTGCCGAACGCCGTGGTCATCACCGAGTCCCAGGCCCCTGGCTTCCGTTCGTACGACGTGAACGACGAGGAAAACCTGGCAATCGGCTACCGCGCCGAGGGCACCGTCAACATCGACGTGCTGGGTTACAGCTGGAAGGAAACTACTGGTGGCACCAATCCAACCCTGGCGGCCGTCGGCTCTGCTGCGAACTGGGTTAAGCACTCGGACAGCAATAAGGTCACCGCAGGCGTGATGATTAACCTCACCACCACGCCACCAGTCGGCGGCTGATTACCACCCCAGCAAGCGGCCAGCGATGGCCGCTACGGAGATTCCGATGGAACTTGTATACACGAACCAGCTTGACGGCTTTGAGCCCGGCAAGCGTTACCGCGTCCCCGGGCTGTTCCGCAGCGTAGAGCGTGATGCTACGGCAGTAACCGTGGTAGGCGATTATCCTGAAATCGTCACGGCATACGAAAATGCCGGTGTCGACGTTGAGGTGGTCGCGTTGCCGGCGCCTGCTATTGTCGGCACGCAGGCGGTTGCAGATAGCGAACTATCTAAGCTGCTGGCCGATCTGCAGGCCGAGAGCGGCGCAATGGTTCTGCTGATCGACGGCCTGGAGGCTGGCGAAATCCACCGTCCAGAAGCTGGCGAGTTGGCGTTGCGCTTGTTTGAAGTGTTGGGAACCATCCATAACTCGGTTGGCGAACTGACCGCCGAGCGTGATGGGCTGGTGCTGACGGTCGACACGCTGCGGGGAGAGGTCGAAGCGCTCAAGAAAGCTGCAATCGCGCCGCCGGCTGATGAAGCCGGTGAAATCTCGGCGCTGAAAGCAACGCTGGACGAAGCCAAGGTGCAGTACCGGGCCAACGCCTCGAAAGAATCCTTGGAAAAGCTCGTCGCTGATCTGCCCAAGGCGTGATAATGCTGGCTGCCGGTGACTCGGTGGCCAATCTTCAAACCATTCCAGCGAGTTGACGCATGACACTCATCATCGAGGACGGTACCGGTAAGCCGGACGCCGAAAGCTACGCGAGCGCCGAGGACCTGGCCATGTATGCCGTGAAGTTCGGCACGGTCATCCCCGCGGGCGTTCCCGAGCAGGAAGCGTTGTTGCGCCGGGCCGCCTTGGCGATGGATGGCAAAACCTGGAAAGGCCGCAAGATGAGCAGCGAGCAGGCGCTGGCCTGGCCGCGTCGGGGTGTTGAGCTGGACTGCCAGATCAAGCCAGATAACTACCTGCCGGCGCGGATCCAGTACGGCCAGATAGCCCTGGCCGCCGAGATCCATCAGGACGACATCGACCCAATCGACAAGCGTAAGGGCGCTGTGACGCTGGAGCGTGTCGAAGGTGCGGTAACCCGCGAATACGCGACGATCTCCAACACCAGCAATCGGCTTTTGCCGGCGGCGCCCGATCGACCGAGCGCTACTCAATTTGCCGACTACCTACAAAAGCGCGGGTTGTTCGCGATTCGCGCATAGCTGCAATGGAGACCACCATGGCCACCTTCTACGACGAAATGGCCGTGACGGCTCTGGATATGATCACAGAGTTCGGCCAGCCCGTGACCATCAGCAAGACTGAGCCGGGCGAGTACGACCCGGAGACGGGCGGGGAAGCGCCTGGCGCAACTGTCGAGCAAATCGCCCAGGGCATCCTGCTCGACTTCACCGGCCAAGAATTTCAAAACAACAGCCTCATCAAGCAGGGTGACAAGAAGCTCAAGATTGCCGCACAAGGATTGGCCTGGGTACCGGGTCTACTCGACAAGGTGGTGGCCCAGGGCCGCACCTGGTCAATTGTTCCTCCGCTGAAAGAGGTCAACCCAGCCGGGACGCCCATCTTGTATGAGCTGCAGGTGCGGTCATGACGAACAAGTACGCGAGCATGAACGGCAGCTTTGCCAAGAACATTCGTGACTTTGCTGAGAGAGCGAAGGCCGGAATCGACGCGACCATTCGAGAGATCGTCATCGAAATCGGCAGCAGCGTTATTCGCATGTCACCGGTGGGCAAACCCGAGATCTGGGCAGCGAACGTCATTCACCGCCAGGCGAACAAGCGAGCCGCCGATGACTACGACTTCAAGGTCGCAGTGCGCAACACGATCATCAACCTCAACGAATCGAACTTCACCAAGGCCGGCAAGCTGCGGCGCGGTGTGAAGTACGCAAAGCCCCTGACAAAGACAGAGCGCGACCAGAATTTCAACGTGAACGGTTTGGTAGCGGGCAAGGATTATGTAGGCGGGCGGTTTCGCGGGAACTGGCAGTTTTCGATTGATACGCCGGCCGAGGGAGTGCTTGATCAGATCGATGTCAGCGGTACCGTCAGCATCGCCGTGCTCAAAGCACAAGTTCAATCCCTGACAGCGGGTCAAACTGCCTACATCGTGAATAACCTGCCCTACGGTATCGCACTAGAATATGGACACAGCACACAGGCGCCGGGCGGAATGGTCCGGATCACGCTGGCCCGCTTCCAACAGATCGTCGACGAAGCCATCAGGAACAACCAGGTATGAGCCATAACCTAATCGCCTCGATCTACGAGGCCAAGCTGATTGCCTGGAGCAAGGCCCGGGCGGAGCTGATTAAGGTTGTGTTCGAGAACGTCCAGTACGATCCGGCAGACGGCGAGACCTATCTTCGGGCGTTCTTGCTCCCGGGCGATACCGCGAGCAGCACGCTCGCTGGCGACCACCGAGCATTCATCGGCGTCTACCAAGTCAGCATTGTGGCCCCGGCCAATACCGGCAAGACCAAGACGAACCCGCTTGTGGCTGAACTGACCGCGCTATTCCCGCTGTATGCGCGAGATACAAAGGCCGGCCTCACCGTAGTTACGATGTCGCCAGTAGATCCTGGACCGGGCATTCCTGATCCACCCACATATACCGTGCCGGTGTCGTTCGAGTATCGAGCTGACATCGCCACCTGAATACGCCCGTTGGGCAAACCCCGAAACCCGCCTCAGTGCGGGTTTTGTCATTTCTGAAAAGAGGAAACACCCATGGCCGGCATCCAAATGCCCAACGGCGCCACCTTCGAGATTGCAGCCACCTATGGTCCCGCGATCCCATTCACCGCTTTGACTAACGCCAATCCAGCCGTCGCTACCGCGGCAGCGCATGGCCTGGCCGAGGGTGATGTTATTGCCGTCAACTCCGGCTGGACCCGACTTGAAGGGCGGGGCGTTCGTGTCGGCGAGATCGCCAGCGGCACTTTCGCGTTGGAAAACGTGAATACCCTCAACGTCCAGCAGTATCCGGCCGGCTCAGGCATTGGCTCGGTGCGGGAGGTGACCGGTTTCACTGAGATTTCGCAAATCACCGAGCTGAATTCCAGCGGCGGCGATCAGCAGTTTCTGACCTTTGGTTTCTTGGCTGACGACGATGATCGCCAGATGCCAACGACTAAGAATCCGATCACGCTGACCATCACCGTCGCCGATGATCCTTCCAAGCCCTATGTGGAAGTCTGTGAGGCCGCTGACGACGACAAGCAAGCACGCCTGCTCCGACTCAACCTTCCTGGCGGCAGCAGCATCATCTACAACGGCTACGTATCGATCACTTCGACGCCGACCATGTCCCGTAACAACCTGATGACCCGTGTTATCAGCATCGCCCTGACCGGTCGTCCAACTCGCTACGCGGCCACGGTGTAATCCATGGCCAAGTTCAAGTTGATCCAGAAGCCGACCTTCAAGGCGCCGGTGATGATCCAGCGCGCAGGCTACAACGCCGAAAAGGTGGAGTTCGAGTTCAAGTACCTGGACCGAACCGCGCTGGCCGAGCTTTACACCAACTGGAACGAGCGGCACGACGAGCTGGGCAAGCAGGTTGGGGATATGGACCTGAAGGACTTCACGGCTGCTCAGATCGCCCTGCAAGCAGACCAGTTGCTGGATGTGGTGGTGGGATGGGATATCGAAGAGGAATTCACGCCTGAAAACGTGCGCATCCTCGTTAATTCGATCAACTCGGCGCCGAAGGCAGTGTTGAATGCTTACGCCGAAGCCTTCAGCGAAGCCCGCCTGGGAAACTCCTAAGCGCCTCCCGCGCGCTGTATGAGCCGGGGCCGTCAGATGCAGATCTGATGGCTTTCGGCTTATCGCGTCAGGACATCCCCGACAAGGACGTCGGAATCTGGCCGGACAACTGGGAGGCCTTCAAAGTCTTCGAGGCCATGAGCACCCAGTGGCGCACAGGCGCGTGCGGCGCAACAGGCATGGACTACAGCGTTCTCCCCGGTGTGATTCGGATGAGTGGCGTACCGATCAGCCAGCGACAAACCATTTTCAGCGACTTCCGGCGGATGGAGGCTGAAGCCCTGCAGGTGATGGCGGAGCAGCGGGAGAGTGCGAGGGGCGCCTGATCCTCAGGCATAAAGACGCAAAATAACCAACATGACGCGGCATGGCCGCAGGAGCAGGATATGACTCAGCCGTTTGCATTCGATGAAGAAGGGCGAGTTTTCATTAGCGAAGCGGAGATTCTGAAAGGCCAAATGTTTGTCTCGGCTGTCGGAGTTTCTTTGTCGCCTGATTTAGCTGAAAAGGCGCAGGAGAAAGCCGACCTACTGGAGCGCCGGCTTCGCCGTATCGAGCTTGCCCTTGGGATAGGTGCCACACCAGAGAGCACGGCAGCACTCGAAAAAGCGTTAAATCACCTTTAACTGGATGGATTCATGAGCGCCTTTACCCGTGTGGCAGTCTTCAACGCTTGATGGATCGGTGCCTCAAAGTTCTTTCGAACTTCGGGGTCGGCATTTTGGAAAATCTCCGAGTCGAGCGCTGCTGTAAGTGCACGCACAACAACATCGCTATCTTTGCCAGCCAGTTGTTGAACGGCCCTAGTCAGTGCAATCGTAACGGCAAGTGTGCCTAGACCGATTGGCGAGCTAAGTCCCTCAAGTGGATCGAGCATTCCGTCTTTTGACATTTGACCTCCAGGTCATAAACGCGCCGAAATTGGCGCAACCCCAGTCCTTGGGCTTGCAGGCGAAGGACTGGGGAATCCTTAAATTCATTTCTCACTGCCCGCCCGGCAGAAGGGGGGCTGGATGCAGCCAAGCCAGCGTTACTTGCTAACCATTCACGACCTTTTCACCGTTATCGACGGACATATCTGCGGGGCTGAAGCCGAAGTCGCCATCCTGGACGGCGGTGCCGAGATCGATCGCATGAAATTCTCCGGCAAGTGCCAGAGCAAAGGTGGTTACAGTCGTAGTTACACAGGCAAACCTGGGCTTACCGCTGAGGTTGCGTCTGGTCCTGGGGTAGTCCATTTCGAAAAAGCGAATCGTCATGCGATTTCGGTGGTGTAAGGCCGCCGACGAATTCGTTGGTGCCGATGCAGTGAGATCCATACTCGACGATATTGCGAGGACCTCTAGCGGTGGCCTCAGCCCGTGCTGCATCCTCAGATGCATAGATACCGATGAATCTCCAGGGTGATTTTTGAATAACCCCCCAGCCGAGGACAGACCCCAAGTTGTCGGGATCCTTCGGAAGATTATTGAAAAGGCAGATGACTGGCATGACCGATCCTTGGCGCTTGATGACGTCGTAACGCTACTACGGAGAGTGTGGAAGCGGCTACTGGCATTCCATACACGCTGGATGCCTGGCCAGGATCGAGTCATGATGAGGCTTTTGTACAGCAAGGAGGTGAATCATGAGTGTTAGAGGAAACGATCATCAAATCGACAATGTCGAGTTCAACGTTAGCGACATTTCCCGCAGTAAAGCTTTCTATGGCTCGGCATTTGGTTGGACATTCGTAGACTACGGGCCCGGCTATACCGAATTCAGCGATGGCAGGCTCACCGGAGGATTCACAACTGGAGAGCCCGTTCGACCTGGCGGTCCGCTAGTAATTCTTTATGGTGATGATCTTGAGGAAACTCAGCGTCGTCTCTGCGCAGCAGGAGCGACAATAAACCGGGAGATTTTTTCGTTCCCTGGGGGCAAAAGATTTCATTTCATTGACCTGGATGGATATGAGTTGGCGGTCTGGAGTGCGGAGTCATAAACGTTTGCTAGCCCAGCCCTGCGCTGGGCTTTTTGTTGCGCGCCCTTTTATTTTTTGACATTGTACAAGCCTGGATTCCAATTTCGACTAACCGATCCGCCAATGAGGCGTTGGAGTCGGAGTGCAGATCAGGCCCAGCCCACGCGCTGGGCTTTTTGCATCTGGCAATTCCCAACGACACCGCCTAGCCCCCCACAATCCCGAAGAACCCCGCCCATGCGGGGCTTTCGTGTTGGCGTTTCAACAGTCAATCCGTCAGTGGTAGAGTCTCCCGTCTTTGAACAGGGATGCTCGCGATGTGAACATATTAAAGCTGGTCCAACCTTATTTGCTTGAGCCTCACGAGACAGTAAATCCAACTGACCGAGAGTGCTATCGCTTGACGGCTGATGACAAGCGGCAAATCGAATCGGCCATCGAAAAGCATGGAGCTCGTGCCCTTGAAAACGTCACCAAAGGCGGTGCGATGCTTTACCTTCGGTTCCCCATGCGCTTTGCTGGTGCTGATGAAAAGTATCTGAGGTCGCTATTTGCGCCCGAAACCCTGGAGCGTGGGCCGTGGGCAGGGCCAGAGGAAATTGTTCTCAACGTGTCAGACACAGGGAAAATTGGCGCAGACGGTAAGCGCATTCAATTGGTCGAGACGTTTAACCCCTTTGTCGAGCGGTATTACCGTCTTCCATATCGCAACATGCTTGCCCCATCGGGCAATATAGTCGGCTACCGCTTTGTTGCCATGCCTTGGAGAAATAACCGGCTTCATATCCTCCGGCAGCATGGGCGCATCGAGTGTATTCCCCCGGGAATGCTGCCCATCTTCATCGAAGAGGACTGGCAGGGAGGTTGGCACCCGATCACCAAGAGCCAGATCGAATTCAAGGGCTGGCAGCAAATGTCCTCAGATATCGGTTCCATTCACGTGAGTGGTGGCGACTACCTGCGTTTTTTGCTCATGGCCAAGACCATTGGCTCGACGATATGCAGCTACCGGGAAAAGCTTGGACTCCTTGAGGGGATGAGGGTTATGTGCGGATCGGACGGTCACTTCTTTGATGACTTCATTGAGAAGGTCGGCGGCTTTCGAGGCCTGGTTAGAATTATGGAAACGGAATGCGAGGATGAGGATGAGGAATAAATACGCGATGCTCTGGCCCGTGGTTGTTGTTTCGGCACTGCTTGGCGGGTGCGGCAATGGCGACGTGCAGCAGGCAAGAGAAGAGGTTAAGCGGAATCTATTTGATGCGGGCTCTGCGCAGTTCAGAAATGAGCAAGTGTATCGAGTGGGTAATGAGGCCGTGGTCTGCGGGGAGGTGAACGCAAAGAACCGCGCCGGCGGATATGGCGGGTACGCAATGTACGTGGTTGAGGGTATTGGCCTGTACCCAGTTGCGAAATTCACCGCCGAGAGCCAGGCAGATATTAAAACCACCTGCCAACTTGCTGAGAAGAACGCCAGCTTGAAGAAATAGCCACCAAACCAATGTTCAAACAAGCCCGCCATTGAGCGGGTTTTTTATTGCCCGGAGAAAATGATGAGCACTAACTTCGCCTCCTTGGGCATTGCCGTTGAGTCATCGCAAGCGGCAAAGGCTGCAGACGACCTGAATAAATTGGTGGACTCGGCAGAGGGCGCCCAAAAGGCGATTGATGACCTGGGCAAGACTGGTGAGGGCTTGGCCAACACGGGCAAGAAGATCACTCAGGCAGAAAATGAGATAGCCCAGGGCGTCGATAAGTCGACTGCCGCGATAGATCGCAGATCCGGTGCGAGTCGCAAAGCAGCCGATAGCGCTGTCTCTGAAATCAACGTGATTGGCCAGCTTGATCGAGCCATGACCAGCAACATTACTAGCATGGAGTCGCTGATTCAGGCAGAAGGCTTGCTTGAGCGCGCACGCAAGGGCGGATTGGTCACTATCGAGGAACAGGCCAAGTACCAGGACCAGTTGGGCAAGGCCTACGACAAAATCGAAAAGGCCGAAGCTAAGGAGTTGGCGCAGAAGCAGAAGCTGATCGATGCCGAAAACCGCCAGATTGAGGCGCTGAAACGAACTGTCAATGGGATTGACCCGGTGACTGCCAAGCTGGCGAAGCTTGAAGCTCAGGAGAAAGCCCTCAACGATCTGCACAAGTCTGGTCAAATTGACGCCGATCGTTACAACGATGCGCTGGCCAAGATTGGGAAGGATCGTGCAGGGCTGACGGACGCCGCGGGAGCTTTTGACAAACTCAAGCTCGGCACCCGCCAGGCTCAAGAAAACGTCATGCAGCTGACGAACGCCATCCAAGCCGGCGACTGGGGAAGTGGCGCTAGAGCTATTGCGCAACTTGGCGCTGGAGCGGGGGCATCAGCATCTAGCATGCTGGCTTTGGCTGCGCCTGTAGGCATTGCCGCAGCGGCTGTTGGAGCACTTGCTTATGCGTATTACAGCGGGATCAAGGAAACAGAGGCCTTCAATAATGCGATTATCCAAACTGGGAATTTTGCAGGCACGAGCTCTGGCCAACTAAGTGTAATGTCCAGGCAGGTGAGCGCGACAGTGGGCACCACGGGAGCCGCTGCTGATGTTCTCGCATCCTTGGCAGCCAGCGGAAAATTGGCCAGAGAAAGCTTTGTAGAGATCGCCGAAGCTGCTCTCTCAATGGAGAAGGCGACAGGAAAATCCGTTGACGCGACGGTCGCGGAGTTCGTCAAAATCGCGGAAGATCCTGTATCGGCAGCGAAATCCCTAAACGATCAATATCATTTTTTGACTGCGGCAGTTTATTCGCAGATTGTGGCTCTGAAAGAGCAAGGCAACGAGATCGGCGCAACAAAGCTGCTGACCGATACATATGCCGAGACTGTCCAATCTCGTTCGGCCCAAGTCATACAGAATTTGAGTCTCTGGGAAAAAGCCTGGAGAGGCATAAAAAGCGCTGCAAGTGGTGCGCTGGATGGCCTTGGAGATGTCGGTCGCGAGAAAACGCTTGAAGACCAGGTAAAAGAACTGCAATCAAAGCTAACCGGATCTGACGCTTTTGATGTTGGTGGCGTTCGGATTAACTCTCAGGAGGTAAGCCCTAAAGAAAGAGCAGCCATTCAGGCGCGCATTAATTTTCTCCAGCTTCAAATTGAGGGAGAGAAAGCCAAGAACAAGTACATAGGCGACAGCAGAAAGACCGAAGACGATGCGATTGAGGCCGCCCAAGGCTTACATACAAGTTATCTGGCCGGGCTTGATAAAGAGCAGAAGAAAAAGCTCGAAATTGAAGAGTTGGATCGTAAAAGGGCCAAGGCTCTTGCCGGTAGTAATGTCGATGCGGATCGCATTAATCGTGAGTACGCGGTGTCGCTTAAGTCGGTCAGCGACAAGTACAAAGACCCCAAGGCCGCCAGCTCTCAAGTCGATCTGTCCAGCTTCAACAACGCCAAAAACAACCTGTCCGACATCGTCAATGAATACCGGAATGCCCAGAAGGAGCTGGAGGCTGAGCAGAAGGCTGGTGTGGTATCGCTGTCGGACTATGCCAAGCAACGGTCGGCCCTGATCAGCCAGGAAAAGGATGATGTCACTGCGGCTTACCAGGCCGAGATCGACGCTTTGGAGGCTGCCAAGGCCAAGAAAGGCACAACGGCGGCTCAGAGCATTCAGCTTGACCAGAAAATTGCCGATGCACGGCAGGGGATGGTCAAGGCTCAGAAGGATGCAGACAGCCAACTGACGGTTATCGCCACAAACGAGAAGGGTCGCGTGGAGCAGCTGAAGGCCGCCTCAAAGGCGTACGTCAATCAGCTGGAACGTCAGCGTGCCGCACTGGAAGCTGCTGGCTCCCGCGCAGCAAACGGTCTGGGCCTGGGAGACCGGCAAGCAGCACTGCAAGCGAGCCTCGACGCAACCACGGACAAGTTCAACGACGAGCGCGCCAAGCTTCTGGATCGTCGCAAGACCGCGCCTGACAAGTACAGCCAGGAAGACTACATGCGCGACCTGGCCAGCCTTGAGGATGCGGAAAGGAAGTACCGCGACACCGTGGTCGATAACTACGACAAGATGTCGGAGGCCCAGGGTGACTGGCGTAGTGGAGCATCGTCGGCTTTCCAGAACTATCTGCAATCTGCAAACGATGTGGCGGGACAGACCAAGAGCCTGTTTACCAATGCCTTTTCCAGCATGGAAGACGCAGTCGCGAATTTTGCCATCACCGGAAAACTTTCGTTCTCGGACTTCACCAAGTCGATCCTGGCGGACATGGCGCGCATCGCTACTCGGCAGGCAGCATCCAGTATTTTTTCGAGCATAGCGGCTGCATGGGGCGGGGGAGGCACCAGCTTCGGCTCCAGCATTGGCAGTGCCATTACTGCGAACGCCAAGGGCGGCGTGTACGACTCGCCAAGCCTTTCCAGCTTCAGCAACCAGGTGCACGACAAGCCGCAGATGTTCGCCTTCGCAAAGGGCGCGGGCATCTTCGCCGAGGCTGGGCCAGAGGCAATCATGCCGCTGACCAGGACGGCTGGTGGTGAACTTGGTGTGCGCGCGCTAAGCGGCGGTGGGGTATTGGGTGGGGGTGGAAACACCGAGTCGAAGACGGAGATCACCATCAACATCAATCGTAATGGCGAAGCCGATGCGACCGCAGATACTGCGCTGGGTCAAAAGTTGGCCCCGCAGTTCCTCACCTTGATCCGGGCTGAGATCGCAGCAAATGAGCGCAGAACGTTGAGCCCCAGTGGGGGCGCAACGTGGCGCGTGATCAACGGGAGATAACCATGGCGATTGAAACGTTCACTTGGGCCACCCAGCACGGAGAGGCACCCGATATTACCTATCGGGTGCGCACCTCGCAGTTCGGGGACGGCTACAAGCAAGAGGTCGGGGATGGGATCAACAACAAAGTCGATTCCTACCCGATCACCCACACGGGCGGGCAGGCAAGAGCGCTGGAAATTATGGCGTTCTTCGACCGTCACAAGGGCGCCAAGGCCTTCTTGTGGACCACGCCGCTGGGCCAGCTTGGCCTGTTCACCTGCAAAAACCCAACCCCGACCCCCATGGGTGGGGGCGTATTCAAAGTGACGGCGACGTTTGAGCGCGCCTTCCACCCGTAAAGGTCAATCCATGTCGCTGATCAACGCTATCCAGACTCTTGAGCCTGGCAACGAAGTCATTCTGTTCGAGCTGGACGGCAGCGATTACGGCGCCGATGTGCTGCGCTTTCATGGTCATGCAATCCCGCATACGCCTGCTGAACTGATCGCCGCCGGCGGCAATGCTGACCAACTGCCGGCCAAGTCGATCTGGTGGAAGGGTGAAGAGTACGGCGCCTGGCCCATGCAGTACGAGGGCAGCGAGGCGAATGGCGACGGTACGGCGGTGCGCCCCAAGTTGTCGGTTGGCAACGTGAACGGGCGCATCACCGCGCTTTGCCTGGCCTTTGAGGACCTGCTCGAGTTCAAGCTGACCATCCGCAACACCTTGGCCGAATTCCTCGACGCGCTGAACTTCGAAGGCGGCAACCCTACGGCCGACCCTACCCAGGAATCGATTGAGGTCTGGTACGTCGACCAGAAGACCAATGAGGACGGCGAGACGGTCAGCTGGGACTTGGCCAGCCCGGGCGATGTCGGCGGCGAAACGATCGGGCGGCAGATGACCACGCTATGCCACTGGTGCCTCACGGGGGGGTACAGAGGCCCCAACTGTGGCTACACCGGCCCCTACGTCACAAAGGACGGAGTTGTCACGGATGACCCGGAACTAGACGAGTGCGACGGTACGCTTGGCAAAGGTTGTGACCCACGATTCGGCATAGGAAACCCCGCCTCATTCGGTGGATTTCCAGCTGTGTCACTTATTTCCCGGAGCTAAACATGCGCAAACACATCATTGCGGCCATCCAGGCGCATGCGGCAGCCGAGTACCCGAAAGAGTGCTGCGGGCTGATCCTGGCCGTGGGGCGGGCGCAGAAGTACTTCCCTTGCCGGAACACAGCCACTGAGCCAAACGAAGAGTTCAGGATTGATCCGGAGGACTACGCCGCGGCGGAAGACCTGGGCCAGGTGATCGGGATTGTGCACTCGCACCCGGACGCCACCAGCCGCGCGTCATCGCGCGACCTTGCGATGTGCGAGGCCACGGCGATGCCCTGGCACATTCTGTCCTGGCCCGAGGGCGACCTGCGAACGATCACCCCGACCGGCAGCACGCCGCTACTCAAGCGCCCGTTCGTACACGGCGCCTGGGATTGCTGGCAGGTCTGCGCTGATTGGTATCAGCGTGAGTGGGGCCTTGAGTTTGAGACCTTCCAGCGCGCTGATGGCTGGTGGGAGAGTGCAGACAGCACCAGCCTTTACGAGGCGAATTACGCCGCCGCCGGTTTCGAGCAAGTCGACAGCCCACAGCGAGGCGACATGATCGTGATGGAGGTGGGCCGCACAGTTCACCCTAACCATGCTGGAATCTACCTGGGGACTGACCCGGCGCTGCCCGGCGAAAAGTCTGGCGTGTTCGGCCCTGGGCCTTTCGTCCTGCACCACCTCTATTCACGGCCTTCTGAGGTCATCGTCTACGGCGGGCCGTGGCTGCAGCGCACCCGCTTAATTCTTCGACACAAGGAGGCCCGATGAGCGCCATCGTTTATTCACCGATGACCACCATCAAGCTGTCCGGCTCGCTGGCTCAGAAGTTCGGCCGGCTGCACCGGCGGCAGGTTGCGTCCGGCGACACCTGGGAAGTCTTCCGTGCGCTGAAGGCCACCATTGAAGGATTCGAGGCAGAGATTCGCCGCCTTGACCGTCTGGGCCTGCGCTTCGCAATTTTCCGCAATCGCAAAAACGTTGGGGCGGATGAATTCGGCATGGGCGGCGCCAAGGAGATCAGGATTGTACCGGTGGTGGAGGGTGCCAAACGTGCGGGCCTGCTCCAGACAATCATCGGGGTTGTACTGATTGCGGCGTCCTACTTCACTGGCGGATCGACCCTCAGTACAGGTATCGCGCTGGTCGCGGGCGGCGTAATCCAGATGCTGAGTCCTCAGGCTTCTGGACTTAAGCAGAGCGCGTCCCCGGAAAACATGCCCAGCTACGCGTTCGGCTCTGCCAAGAACACCACGGCCAGCGGCAACCCCGTTCCTATTTGTATCGGCGAGCGTCGCTGGGGCGGGGCGATTATTTCGGCTTCCATTTACGCCGAAGACAAGACATAGACGTAACGCAGCAAATGAGCCGCCCTCGAGGCGGCTTTTTATTGCCTGGAGGAAAGTATGGGCGCAGCAGCACAGATCGAAATACGCGGCGAGAAGGGGGGCAGCAGTAAGCCGAAGTCGCCAGTCGAAGCCAGTGATAGCCTGCGCTCGACAAACCTAGCGAAGCTGCTCATCGCTGTCGGGGAAGGTGAATTTGACGGCACACCCACCGATTACGACATCTACCTGGACAACACGCCCATTCGCGATGTCAGCGGCAACTACAACTTTACCAACGTGAAGTGGGACTGGCGCCCGGGCTCGGTTGATCAAACTTATATCCCTGGCATTCCGGCCGTGGAGAGCGAGACCTCTCTAAACATTGAGTTGCGCAGCGATACGCCCTGGGTGCGCTCGATCACAAATCTTCAGCTGTCAGCGGTTCGTGTGCGCTTTGCATGGCCTGCGCTGCAACGCTCGGACGATGAGGGCAATGTCGGTGGATACCGTATCGAGTACGCAATCGACCTGGCCACGGACGGCGGCGCTTATCAGCAAGTTTTCCCGGACGCCGTAGACGGCAAGACCACGACGCGCTACGAGCGCTCCCGTCGTGTTGATCTGCCTCCCGCCACCACGGGATGGCAAATACGCGTACGCCGCCTGACACCAAACCAGAACAGCAACAAGGTTGCGGATACGATGCTGATCGCCGGCATCACGGAGGTGATCGACGCCAAGCTGCGCTACCCGAATACAGCACTCTTGTTCATTGAATTCGACGCTGAGCAGTTCACCAATATTCCGGCGGTAACGGTGAAGTGCAAGGCCCGTCGCTGGCAGGTGCCCAGCAACTACGATCCGGTGTCCAGGACGTACACAGGTGCTTGGGACGGCACTATGAAGGAGGCTTGGACCAACAACCCAGCCTGGGTAACCTTCGGCATCTGCACCCAGGATCGCTTCGGCCTTGGCCGGCGCATCAAGCCATGGATGGTGGACAAGTGGGAGCTCTACCGCATCGCACAGTACTGCGACCAGCAAGTGTCTGACGGGGCTGGAGGAGTTGAGCCGCGCTTCCTGTGCGACATGAATCTTCAGGGCAAGGCTGATGCCTGGTCCCTGTTGCGCGACATCGCCGGCATCTACCGAGGCATGACGTATTGGGCGCAGGGCCAACTGGTCATGCAGGCTGATATGCCTCGGGCGCAGGACATGGACTACGTTTTCACCCGGTCGAACGTCATCGACGGCAAGATATCCTATGGCAGCGCATCGGCGAAGACACGGTTTACTCGCTGCCTGGTCAGCTACGACAACCCACTGAACAATTACGACACCGACGTCACCGTCTATGCCGATCTGCCGCTCCAGCGCCGTCTGGGCGACAAGCCAACCGAGATCAGTGCTATCGGCTGTACTCGGGCATCTGAAGCCCAGCGCCGCGCTAAATGGCTGGTGCTGAGCAACAACCAGGACCGTACCATCAGCTTCAGAACCGGCATGGAAGGCCGTATCCCGCTGCCAGGCTTTATCATCCCCGTCGCCGACTCGCTGCTGGCGGGCCGTGAGATCGGCGGGCGCATTGCAGCAGCGGCGGGGAAGGTCATTACCTTGGACCGCGATACCCTGGCCAAAGCGGGCGACCGGCTGGTGATCAATCTACCTGGCGGCCGGGCGGAAGGCCGTACCGTCGAAAGCGTGAGCGGCCGCAACGTAACCGTGACGGTTGCTTACAGCGAATCGCCTGCGGTACAGCTTCAGTGGGCTATCGATGCGGATGATCTCGCCATACCCCTCTACAGAGTGATGAGGGTCGCGAGAACCCAAGAGGGCGACTACGACATCAGTGCTTTGCAGTATGAACCGAGCAAATTTCCCAGCATCGATACTGGCGCTCGCCTGGAAGAGCGCCCGATCAGCGTCATCCCCATTACGGTCGTACCGCCGCCGGAGAGCGTCTCAGTTACGTCTGACGTTGCTATCGATCAAGGCTTGGCGATCAGCACCATGAACATCTCGTGGCCCGCCGTGGCAGGCGCGGTCGCGTATGACGTGGAGTGGCGCAAGGACAGCGGCAACTGGATAAAGCTGCAGCGCACATGGGCGACGAGCGTGGACGTCACCGGTATTTACTCGGGTGCCTATCTGGCCCGGGTTCGCTCGGTGAGCGCCTTCGAGATCTCCTCGATCTGGAAGAATTCCAACCTGACCAACCTGGAAGGGAAGGTTGGCCTGCCGCCGGCGGTGGCGTTCCTGTCCACCACCAGCGAACTGTTCGGCATCGGCATCCGCTGGGGTTTCCCCGCTGGCGCCGAGGATACCCAGCGCACCGAGCTCTGGTATGGCCAGGCCAATGACCTGTCGGCGGCATCGAAACTGGCAGACCTGGCCTACCCCCAGGCGGATTACAGCATGCAGGCCCTACAGGCAGGTGCGCAGTTCTTCTTCTGGGCACGCCTGGTGGATCGCACCGGCAACATCGGTCCTTTCTACCCTGTCGGCAACGGTGTCATGGGCATGGCCAGCTCTAATGCGGATCCAGTGCTGGACTTGATTGCTGGACAGGTTGGGCGCACGGAGCTTGGCCAGGACATCGTCGACGAAATCGACAAGATCCCAGGCTTGCAGGCGCAGATCGATGCGCTCGATGGGCTGTCGGCCTACGACCCTGAGTCGGTCTACCTCGAAGGCGACCTGGTGGTTGTTGGAAAGCGGATCTACCAGGCTACGCAATTGGTACCGGTGGATACCTCGCCGCCGAACGCCGCGTACTGGGTGGACGTGGGCCAGGTGCTGGTCACCGCGAACGGGCTGGCGCGCCAGGTCGAGATCAACACCACCAGCATCACCGAGTTGGACGGTGTGGTCACGGCCCAGGCGTCAAGCCTCCAGGCCTTGCAATCGGCCTACAGAGACGACACCGGTGAAGGCGATCTTGCTGATGCACTCCAGGGCTACAACGCCTCGGCGAGTTTCGCGCAGGAAGTGAAGACGCGCGCCTCCCAGAACGCGGCCATGGTGCAGCGCCAGACTGAACTCACCGCCGAGGTGGGCGAGGTCAGCGGCTCAGTAAGTGAGCTCGAAAGCGTCGTGGTCACCGACAGAGAGGCGACGGCCCAGGCCATCCAGCAGATCGGCGTCAAGATCGACGACAACTCAGCGGACATCCAGACAGTAAGTCGAGCCCAGGCTGACACTGACGGCAAGTTGTCCACCATGTGGTCGGTGAAAATGAGGCTCAACCAAAACGGGCAGTACGTAGCTGCATCCGTGGGATTGGGCATCGAGAACGTCGACGGTGTGCTGCAAAGCCAATTCCTGGTGAGCGCTGACACCTTCGCTGTGGTGAACGACATCAACGGTGTTCTCTCGTCGCCGTTCACGGTGCAAAACGGGCAGGTCTTCATGCGCTCCGCGTTCATTCAGGACGCTTCTATTGGCGTGGCAAAACTGACTCAAAGCATCCAGTCGGCAAATTACGTTCCTGGCAAAACGGGACTGATGATCAATTTCGTAACCGGAGAGTTCGAGTTAAACAGCACCGTTGGCGTGGGTGGCCGTCAGACCATCAACAATCGCGGTGGCAAGGTTTACGACGAGAACGACGGCAAGCGCTTCCAGTGGGGGGATCTTGAGGCATGAGTTACGGCATAAGGGTATGGGGCGCGACCGGCGCCCTTGAACTAGACGAGAACTCATTTACCGTGAGGGTAATTTACTCAGCCATTGTTCAGTGGCCTGGGGTAGCCGGCAGGAGCGTATTTATACCAATAGCTGGAGTTTCACCAGCGACTCACTCAGCTGTTTGCATACCCATAGCTGCATATGACACTACCGCTCAAAACATTGCATCCATTCAGTACACTCCAATTGTGGGCAATGGCGGAGTTACGCTGTATTACGGATATCCAGGAACAAATACCGGGCCGGTTGGAACTGCACCTCAACGTCTAATGGTAATGAGGTATAGGTGATGTCTTTTGGGGTTAAGTTTTCAAATAATAATGATGTTGTTGTGCTTGATTCAGAGTTTGCAAGGCTGGTTAAGTTGGATGGCGGCTCGTGGAGTGGAAACGGTTCAGGTGTATTTGTTCCTTTTTCAGTGACGATTACCACCGCAGAACCACCGCTAGTATTTGTCAGGCTTAATCAGTCAAACACTCTGTGCTTCTGCTTAATCAATGGATCTGCCGGCAACTGGACGGGCTTCTCGTTTCGTGGAATTTCCGGTGTTGGGATCTCCGGCACTTGGTTTGTCGCGGCATTCAAATCTCAACCAACAGCTAAGTATGGGTTTCGCATTTGGGATGCCACATCAAAACTACTGTTTGATAGTGGAACCCCCGCTGCTCAGTTTACAAGAACTATCGCGAGTTGGAGTTATCTGGGCGCTGAGCAAACGAGTGTTGGTGTTTACAGGCTTAGCTGGACGGCGTTCAGTCCGTTGAATACTGGTGATTATATGTTGCTTAATAACATAGCTATGGACGTAGCGGGCGGAACGTCCAGACAAGGAAATATGTACGCCGTATGGGACTATGGAAATAACCGATTGGTTATGCAAGTGATCGGTGTCGATATACAAACAACTTTATATACGCCAGTTGTCTGGGCCAAACCAATTTCCTAGGGGTATTACATGACCTGGTACAAAACAGGCACAGTTGCTGTGACACCTGGCAGCAATGCCGTGCTCGGAACTGGAACGTCCTTCATCGCGAACGCTCGCGTCGGTGATGCATTCCGCGGACCTGATGGTGAGTGGTACGAAGTCACCAACATTGCCAGCGACACAGCGCTATCCATCGCGCCTAACTACCAAGGCGTGGCCGAGGCCGCTGGCGGTTACTCGCTGGCGCCAATGCAGGGCTACGTCAAAGATTCGGCTGATGCCTTGCGGGCTGCCACACAGGTGATCGCCAGTGGTGTGGCCGACATGCAGGAGCAGGTGGCGGCTGCGACCGAGGCGGCACAGTCAGCCGGGCAGTCGAAGGCTGATGCCACTGAGCAGGCCGGTATCGCAAGCGCTGCGGCTGAGGCCTCCACCGACAACAAGGACGCTGCGCAGTTGGCCGCTCAGCAAAGCCAGGGCTCGGCACAGGCGTCTGGCGCGGCAGCCGACCGATCAGAAACAGCCAGGGATTCCATTATCCAATCCGAGCAAGCGGCGGCCGCCTCGGCAGCAGCAGCGGCAGACTCGGCTGCGCACGCTGAAGAGGTTACTGAAGGCAAGGCAGCGAGCGGCGACAACAACGACATTACTTCACTTCGCGCCCTAACCGCCGATGGGTTCGACCGCGTACGGCAGGGTCTCGAACCTGTGGTCGGCGCGACGGCTAGCGTTGCGGGCACGAAAGGCTTAGTACCAGCTCCCTCGGTGGCTGATCGATTGAAGGTGTTGAGCGGGGCAGGCACATGGGTGCCGCTTTCATCAGGTGCTAGCTGGGGCGCAATTACCGGCTCGCTTTCCGCCCAGGCTGACTTACAGACGGCACTAGACTCCAAGCAAAGTCTTTTAAGTGCGCCGTTTACTAAGTTTTTCGAGAGCCCACAAACAGCATGGACCGTCGGTGGGCAACTGACGTTTACGCATGGCCTTGGTGCTATCCCTAAGTATGTCGAGATTGAGGTAATTGCTACGGTAGCATTCAACGCTACACCAGTCGGGACTCGATTCAACGCTATCGTAGTTATCAGTGGCAGCTATCTCGGCGCTCAAGTCGATGGGAAAACGGCAACCTCTATAACGGTAAGGTGCGGATCTACAATGGTTAGGATGGTCAACCAAAACTCCGGGGACCAGGGCACACCAACAAATACTCAATTGATAATCAGGGCGGCGGCATGAAATATTACGTTGATGTCAGCGGTAGATTTCTAGGCGGATGGGATCAAGACCCGCCAGAAAGCTCGATTGAAGTTGCCGTGCCGCCGGAATACGCCGACCAAATTTGGCTTTCTTCTGGTTGGGGACCAAGCGCATCCAAAGCCGCGCAAGAGGAAAGCAAGTGGCGTGACCAGCAGATGCCTATTGCTCAGCAGAATGTTACCGCCATTGATTACGGCGCAAAAAACATTCCGGGCTCCGCCGAGGAATGGAAAAGTTACTGGCTGGGCCTGCTTGGGTGGACCAGCGATAACCACGACTTCCCCGACAGCAGCAAGCGCCCAGTGGCGCCAAGCTGATCGCTACCCGAACACCGCGCCCGCCATGAGCGGGCTTTTTATTGCCTGGAGAAAGTCATGCCGATCACCGAGCAGCAGCTGCTGCAGATCCTCCCGAACGCCGGTCGCCAAGCCGGCGTTTTTGTTCCTGCTCTAAATACCGCAATGAATCGCTACGGCATCGTGGGTACTGCGCGCGCTGCTGCATTCATTGCCCAGATCGGACATGAGTCAGGCCAGTTACGCTGGCTTCGCGAGATCTGGGGGCCGACGGCACAGCAGGCCGGTTACGAAGGGCGCGCCGACCTTGGTAACACAGTTAAGGGCGACGGCTCCAAGTATCGCGGACGCGGCCTGATCCAGATCACCGGGCGCGCGAACTATGCGGCGTGCGGGGAAGCGCTGGGATTGGACCTGATCGACAAGCCGGAGTTGCTTGAACTGCCCCAGCACGCAGCGATGTCGGCGGCCTGGTTCTGGTCTACGAAAGGCCTGAACACATTGGCGGATCAGGGTGATTTCCCGAAGATCACCCGCCGCATTAACGGTGAACTGAACGGCCTGGAAGATCGGCTGCAATTGTGGGAGCGAGCAAAAAAGGTGCTGGCATGACGCCGGTGCAGAAGCTGGCCGGCCTGGTAGTACTGATCCTGGTGCTGATGGCGGGCGCCGCAGGCGTGACCTGGCAGGTTCAGGACTGGCGCATGGGCAAGCAGCTCGCTGAGCAGGACGCCCTGCACAAGGATGATTTGGCGGCAATCAGCAATGCCGCTGCCGCCCAGGCCCGCACCGAGCAGGACAAGCGCCTGGCCACAGAGCAGAAGCTCGCCGCCCAGGACCAACAACACACCAAGGAATTATCCGATGCCCAGCGCAATCAGGCTCTCCTGCGTGACCGTCTTGCTACTGCTGATGTGCGCCTGTCAGTCCTCCTCGCCGAGGATCCAGCCAGTGGCTGCAACGTGCCTTCCGCCCCCGGAGCCGGCGGCGTGGTTCATGCAACCCGTCGAGCCCAACTTGACCCAGCGCATGCTCAACGAATTATCGCCATCACCAACGAAGGGGATAACGCCGTAATCGCGCTGCGGGCGTGCCAGGCGTACGTCGGGGCTATAGCGCGCTGATGTCAAATAAAAATCTCTACTTCATTGCAAGTGTCGTTGCCGTTATAGCTTGATCTGGACCTAGCTTCAGGTTTTTCATGCCTTCTGATAGCGCCGTGTTAGCAACACTCAGCGCTCCACTAAGCGAGCTCAATTGGCTTTGCAAATTGCTAGCCTTTATCCGTGCATCCTCAGGCGATAGGCTGGAATCCGCCATTATCGCCTGCAGTTCAGCCATCTTTTCAGCGATTTGCTTTTTTATCTCTCGGATCATCTTGAGTGTTTGCTGAATGCTGTCTGGCAGGCCGCTATTCTCAATGTCGCTATTTTCATTTTTGGATCCAGAGGCTTTTTGTAGCCCTGCTCCGGAAATCGTCACTTTCACCCCTTCCGTAACAACTGGTTTTTCCTCCGAGGATACTTTAGTAGCGCTTTCTGGGGCGGGTTTTGAGGATGATGGCAGGACGGAGGGCTGGGAGGGGGCTTGAGGGGACGGCATGATTGTTAGCATGGCAGAACCTTGATTATAGACGTTGTAATGCTATCGTCCGCTGGCGACCTTGCTTTAGCCTGGACGGGAAATAAATTTCCACATCGTCAGCGCTCGCAACGTCTGTCCCGAGCCCGCCTAAAGCCACCCAACTGTCGTATGCCCACTTGTTCAGCCCGTTGCAGGTTTACCCGATGATCAGTCAGGCGCCATGAGCACAGCGAGGGTCAGCTTGATGAACTCTTCGTTCTCGTCGATGGTGTGCAGAGCGCCCCGGATATTTTCTGCCACGTCAGCGGAGCCGCGCTGCTCGACCCAGTTCGAAAGCTCCATGATCGATGCTTCGAGGGCCAGTTGGTTTTCGTAGATCTTGGAGAGCAGCGAGGGAATCAGGTCTGAGTTGGGCATCGGCGTTCCTCTGGTGGAGTGAACAGCTTAGCAGTTGGTCTTTGGAGTGGTTTATGTTCGTCGGCAGGACGCCGGAGATGGAAATTGCGGAGCAAGCTTGGAAATTGCGAAGCGTAAAAGATAAGGGCCTGCACGAAGTTTATCATGCAAGCCCTTGATATCCTTGGTGCCCGAACCCGGAATCGAACCGGGACGCCCTTACGAGCGGGGGATTTTAAGTCCCATGCGTCTACCAGTTTCGCCATTCGGGCGGTAGCGCGGTGTAGCAGGGTTGGGAATATATAGACCCAGGCGCTTCGGCGCAAGGTCGGAAGGTCGGTTTATTGCACAAGGGCGCGCCTGAAAAAGCGTGGCAGATCAGTGATCTACACCTGCGTTGAGGGGGTTGGCCAGTGTATTCCCACAGCACGGGAACAAGCTGCAAGCGGCGCAGAAAGGCAGTGATGGCGGGCTGCAAGATCTGAACAGAAAGCTGGACGCGCAGGATCGCGCATTCGATGAGTTCAAGCGCAGCCTCGATTCCTTGAGCAGCAAGGTCAAGTAACCTGGCGCCGCGACACGCGGTCGGTCATCACCCTGGATGCGGGTGTAAGGTAGGGTTTCAACGCTGGCAACATCTCAGGAAAGCGAGGTGACTATGAGCGCTCCAATGCTGAACAAGCTGCACATCAATGGATACGACGTGGTGCAGGTCAACTTCGGACCGTGGCGCGTGTGCACGCCCCAGGACCGGTTGGCGTCGTTCAACTCCCGCGAGCAGGCATTGGCCTACGCCGCGACGCTGCCGTGCTACCGCGTGCGGAACAGGCCGGTTTCCAATGATGATTGAGTGAACGTAAAAACAAGCCCCGGTTCGTCCGGGGCTTTTTTGCATCTGTGGCTCAGACGAAGGGCTGGCCACTGAAACCGCGTGGCAAACGCTGCAAGCCGGGCAGGTCGGTCAGGCGTTGCGTCCAGGCGCTGCGCCAGTCGATGACCGAGTGGGTCCTGGCTTTGCGGTTGGCGCGGCGGGCGGCGTTGCGCTGGGTGCGGCGCGCTTCCTTGTAGGCTTCGGTGTTGCGGCAGGTACGGCATTTGACTCGGTTCAGCTCAGTGCTGGATGGGAGGTTGGTACCGTGGTGGCCACAGGCCAAGTGCCCTGCGACTTTGAAGTGAATGACCAT